ACGTGTGCTCTTCCGATCTTAAAGAAGATCGAAGAGAACGCCGGACTTTGCATTTACAACCTTGGTACCGGACACGGCTACAGCGTGCTTGATATCGTAAAAAATTTTGAGGAAGCAAACGGCATTAAGATTCCATACAGCATAAAGCCTCGCCGTCCTGGCGATATTGCAACCTGTTACTGTGACCCGGGTAAGGCAGAACGTGAACTTGGCTGGAAAGCACAGTACGGAATTAAGGAAATGTGTGCGGATTCCTGGAGATGGCAGAAGAACAATCCAAACGGTTATGAGGATTAATTAAAAAAGAGGGAAAAGTCTTATTTTCGAATTTGTTTGAATATTTTTGAAAAATATGAAAAATATGCTTGACGAAGCGTGGGGTGTATGCTATTATAATACACGGTTCGTTGGTCAAGCGGTTAAGACGCCGCCCTCTCACGGCGGAAACACGGGTTCGATTCCCGTACGGACTGTTTTAAAAGTCGCATAAACACTGTGTTTGCGGCGTCTTAAAAAAAATGGTACTCAAAATGGTACTCAAAAATTGAACACAAAAGAAAGGAGTCTGCACAAGTGCTTTAGATTCTTTTCTGCAAATGGTAAACTTGGAACGCTATGGGCGTTCTTTTTTTTGTGCGGTTTTTCTGCGTATTTCTTGCGGAAGAACCGTATTTTTTTATGCCAAAATATAAACATAGGAGGGATGCGGAATGTTATTTACGGATGAAATTCTTGAAAAAATATTAACAAGAGAAGATGTGTCAAAGGTTCCGCTTGTTTACCAATCAGCAATGATTCACGCAATCAAGGAAGTATTGGAGGAAGAGAATGTATCAGATGCAAAATCAGAATATGGCATTTAACCCAAACCCAAGCTATGCCGCATATCAGTATAACCCAATGCAGAGATTTCAACAGCCAGAGCCACAGATTCCGCAGATGCAACCGCAGTTTCTTGGAATCCAAGGAAAGGTAGTACAGTCGGAATCGGCGATCATGGCGAATGATGTACCTATGGATGGAAGCGTTGCGTTTTTCCCAATGCAGGATATGAGCGCAATCGTAGCAAAGCAATGGGATGCCAATGGAACAATCAGAAAAACCGTTTACAAGCCTTTTAATGAGCAGATGGCAGATTCTTCGAGTGACGATAAAAGAATCGGAATAGGGCTATCTGACGATGCGACAAAGGCTATTACTGACAAATTGGATTGCTTGTTTGGAAAGATGGAAGAATTGGAGGATAAGTTATCTTCGCAAACGCAAAGAAAATCTTCGCGGACACAAAAGGAGAGTGAGTCTTAATGAATCCTATGCAGATGTTACAGGGAATGAGAAACCCACAGCAGTTTTTACAACAAATGATGGGGAATAACAGCGTAATGAGCAACCCTATGGCGCGCAATGCTATGCAAATGGCGCAGAAGGGAGATTCCAAGGGCATTGAGCAGATGGCTAGGAATTTGTGCAAAGAAAAGGGAATTGACGCAGATAAGGCTTTTGAGTCGTTTAAAAGCCAATTAGGAATGTGATACTAATTCTTGCAAGATTATGTATATAAAAATGAATTATGGAGGTAAATTCTATGTTTAACACAGGTAATTGTGCATCCGTTCCGCTTGTTGCGAACATTGACGGAAACGGAAATAACAATGGATGGGGCGCAGAAGGCTCATGGTTATGGTTCATTATCGTTATCTTTGCCATCTTCGGATGGGGTGGATTCGGTAACGGATTCGGAGGAAACGGAATGAATGGTGGTGTCGGAAGCGAAATCCAGCGCGGATTTGATAATCAGGCGGTTGTGTCAAAACTTGATGGCATTACAAACGGACTTTGTGACGGATTCTATGCAGTGCAAACCGGCATGAATGGCATCAACACAAACATTTTGCAGACCGGATTCGGCATTCAGCAAGCTATCAATGCTGATACAGTCGCTAATATGCAGAACACAAACGCATTACAGTCACAGCTCGCAAACTGCTGCTGCGAAACAAGAGAAGCTATCCAAGGCGTAAACTACAACATGGCAACTAACACTTGCGCGTTGCAGAACACCATGAACAGCAACACGAGAGACATTATCGACAGTCAGAATGCAGGAACACGCGCTATTCTTGATTATCTCTGCAATGAGAAAATTTCTAGCTTACAGGCAGAAAATAACGACCTTCGCAGAGCAGCTTCACAGGATCGTCAGAGCGCACTGCTTACAACTCAGATGGCGGCTCAGACACAACAGATTATCAATGCGGTAAATCCGTCTGCTATTCCGGCATATGTTGTACCTAACCCAAATGCTTATGCATATGGATGCGGATGCAACACAGGATGTGGCTGCTAAAACTAAATAATTGAGTATCTTAATTGAGTTTAACTCGATCATGTCTGCTATGCAGTATTACTTATAACCAAAGGGCAGACTATAATGTTTGCCCTTATTTTTATGGAAGAGAGGTAAAAATAATGGAAGTAACAGGAATTGCATTACAAACCGTTGCCGCTGGAGAAGATGTTGCATTTACAGAAACGGCAGTAAATGGAACAAAATGTATCGTACACAGACAGGGAAGCGGAATTATCAAGCTAAGAGGTATCACCAATCAGTGTAAGGCTAGATTCCTTGTATCGTATTCCGGCAACATTCAGATACCTACAGGCGGTACAGTTGGAGCTATATCACTTGCCATTGCAGTAGACGGAGAGCCTTTACAGTCAACACGAATGATAGTTACTCCGGCAGCAGTACAAAATTTATTTAACGTATCGGCGCAGGCATACGTTGATGTGCCTTGCGGTTGTTGCAGTACCGTAGCCGTGCAGAATACGTCCGCACAGGCTATCGAGGTACAGAACAGCAATTTAATTGCAGTCCGGGAAGCGTAAGGAGGGCGGTTTTATGGATATTATGTGAATGCACGACATGATTGAAAAACTGTCTGAATGTGCTAAATGCGAAATTGACAAAGGAATTGAAAATATAGACCCATGCGAAATGGGACAGGTTACAGATATGATGAAAGACCTTGCAGAAGCAATGTATTATCGTACATTGATGAAAGCAATGGAAGAATCCAGTGCAGATGAAACAATGGAAATGTTTGAGCGATTCGGTGACGGCAGAAGATTTTATGATAACTACCGGTACTCAAACGGAAGATTTGCACCGAAAGGACGTGGAACACGCAGAGGATATGTGGAACCGCCATATTATCATCAGATGCCGGAAGATTACCACGAATGGGAGAGAATGCCGGAATACGACCGAATGAGAGACCTTGACAGAATGAGTATGGGAAAGATGTATTATTCAGAGCCTATGAGCGGAAATAACGGCATGAGTACCGGTACTCACGATGCAAGAGAGGGCAGAGCCGGTATGAGTCGGAGAAGCTACATGGAGACAAAGGAAATGCATAACGGAAATTCACCGGAAGATAAGGACGCAAAGATGAAAGAACTTGAAAAGTACATGAAATCTCTTTCTGAAGATGTGACCGAGCTGTTTTCCGGCATGTCCCCAGAAGAGAAGCAGTTGACCAAGACAAAGTTGACTACGCTTGTCACAAAAATGTAATAGAGAGGGCATTTTGCCCTCTTTGTTTGCGAGGTGGTAAATTGTTCACGATAAACAATGAAATGTGGAATTTGGTCAAAGTATCGCGTTACAGCGATATGCTACAGAGAAGTGACGGGAGCAGAACGGTAGGTATGACCGACAGAGACACGAAAACAATATATCTTGCGGATGATCTACGCGGAAGGTTCCTTGAACGTGTGTTATGTCACGAATTATGTCATGCGTTCTGCCTTTCGTATAATGTATACATGGATATTGATACAGAGGAAATTGTAGCGGACTTCTTGGCTACATACGGAAGAGAAGTATTTGAAATAGCAGACAGATTATTGATTGAACTTATGGAGGTTGTTGCATAATGGATAAAATTTCAGAACTCTTGCAGTACGTGCACCGGACGAATCCGGAAATGACTAGGGAAAAGCTGATAGAAGAGCTGAGTAAAAGTGACTATGCGGCTCGGTCTTTGATTTTTACGAAAGAAAACATCGTTGCGCTAGGGCAAAAATAAATCCGGCGGTTAGGCGGGTTTTTGATGAAAGAAAATTTTTTCCGCGCCCCAAAAAATATTTCGTAATTTTTTTGTACCCCCCTGGGGTAGCGTTTTTGGGGTCGAGATTCCATTTTCACGGATTTCCAAAAACGTGTAACAAACGTGCAATTATCTGCGGCATTCCGCAAATAACACAAATACACTATATGTTATGCCATATATAGATAATGCACCGATGATATTTGATAATATCACAGATCACAGGCAAACGCCAGAAGACGCTTGCCCGACTATAGTTACAATCTAGCATAGACCGCATTTTACCACTTGTCAAGATAGTTTTTCCCATCGTACCGGCTGTAAGTGTGCGTTATATTTTCCGGCTTTTGCGTGATCTGTAACCAATCGCCGCCGCGTTGCGCGGTTATTTTGATTTTTGCAGACTCCACCCATTCCACGCCATCAAACTTTGAGTAGCCGCACATTTTGCCGGATATTTCCAGATAACCAAGGGCAGACACCCGGCGCATGATTTCCCTTTTTCCGATATATTCATATTTTCCCATCTTTCCCGCCTCCTTGTGTTACGTTTATTTGTCAATTTGCGCATGGAAACCGATTTCCATGTAGTCCGCGCTCCCGGAATCGAACCGGAACGGATGCACCAAACACGCGAAATAGGGCGGAAGAGTACCGCCTTAAATTACAACAAAATCCCCTTGAAATCCTGTTGTTATAATCATTTTTCCGTCAGATCTGCGGTACACAACGCCGCAACCGTCCGCAAAAGTTGACCATACAATCCATCCGGGCGGTGTAAGTTTTTCCCCGGTCTTATAATCCCGGAATGAGTAACGCGGAATAACGCCGCTTTTTTCTTGATCTAGCGCGTTGTTAATTGCTTGCGATTCTGTTACGATCTGCACACCTTTTCCCGTGTGCAAAATATATCTTTCTTCCATTTCTTATACCTCTTTCCTTTTATTTGCTCATTTTTGAGTAAAAACCGCCGCCGGTAGCGATCCGGCGTGCATCCTCTGCGGCGGTTGGTTACTTTACATAAACTCGTACATAATTCTTGTTTTTGTTGTATGAGTAGCTTTTTACTTGCATATCGTCAAATTCATTCCCGGTTTCTGCGCCGTAATTTGCGCAGATCAATTTATTGTTTTCGCCGTATATTCTCCACGGTACACGGCAGGCGTTCCAATCACATTCCATAAATAATTCGTATAGCGTTCTTTTCATGGTTTCAAGTCCTCCATATTCTAAATTTTCCGGTTGCTCCGGGTAAAGGCAAGCCGGGGAATTGAACCCAGGTAAACGCCGCCGCTTGCCTAGATTTAAGGTTTAAAAAATTTTGCGATCTATTTCTGTTTCTTCAAACGTCTCATACAAATGTGCCACTTCGGAAAATTGTTTCTTTGCGATTTTACAAGCCCTTGCGTATGCCGAACGGTCATTTGCGGCTTCAACGAAATCTGTATCTCCGTTATTCATTTCAAAGTAGTATGTTTTCATGCGATCAACCTTCCTTTATTCAAAAATGAACCCGTAGCCGCTAGTCTGTGCGGCTTTCTGAAATTCTTCTTTTCCGTACTTTTGATACATCTTTTCAAGGCTTGCTGAAATGTCAAACCCTGCAAGTTTTAACTCAAACAGTATTTGTATTTTGTCGTCCATGTTTCCCCTTTCTGGTCTGCCATCATCAGAGCCGGGCGACCATCCCACGGCTGACGCTCCAGATCGGAGCGTTTCGGCTATGCTAGTGTGCCGAGCATGGCACTAATCTTACTGGTGAAAGTCCAGTCACGGGTATTTACCGCCAAGTGTAGTGAACCACAAGTCGGTACCAGTAATGGTATGGATGAAGGAAGTGGTGTAACAAAGTTCTTGAGCCTACGTACAGAAACTTGATAAGGCGATTAGGTGGGTAAGGTTGCTAGACAAACCAAAGCCCAAAAGGTAAACGTAAACCGAAGTTGTAAATCAAGAGGTTGTGGAACGAAAGATTAGCGTCTTACCTCGGGAGACCCTACTCACATACTGAAAGGTATGGTCGAAAAAAGGTTTAGAGAGGGAGTCAGATGATGTCATAGTAGGCGAAAGCCGAAGGACTGAAACGATTTATAGTACGAATCGTTATGTTTAAAATAATACATGAGCCAGAAATCGAGTGGACAGGAAAAGTAGGAACGTAACCGAGGAATACTGTTTATACTTAGAGGGGTGTTATGTATGAATTTTAGGATAAGTCAGAGGAGTAACAACAATGGAATTGATTGAAGTGATCTTGTCAAAAGAAAATCTGAACAGAGCCTATAAAAAGGTAGTTGCCAATAAAGGTGCGAGTGGTGTTGATGGAGTTACTGTAGAAGAACTGGGAGATTATATAAGGAAGAACAGAGAGAAAATCGTTACATCTCTTAGAAACAGAACATATATACCGAAACCAGTCCGAAGAGTATACATTCCGAAAGACAATGGTAAGAAAAGACCATTGGGAATACCCACAGCACTTGACAGAACTATCCAGCAGGCAATAGCACAGCCTATATCTGATATTTATGAAGAGATATTCAGTGACTATAGTTATGGATTCAGAGCCGGAAGAAGTTGTCATGATGCCATTCGACAGGCATTGGAATACTTGAATGATGGGTATGAATGGGTAGTGGATATAGATATAGAACAGTTTTTTGACAAGGTAAATCACGACAAATTAATTCAGATACTAAGAGAACAAGTAAATGACAGTACCACATTAAATCTGATTCGGAAATATCTGAAAGCAGGTGTAATGGAAAACGGCTTGGAAAAAGCAACTATTACCGGCGTGCCGCAAGGAGGTCCTCTTTCAGTCGTATGTTCAAATGTCTACTTGGACAAGCTGGACAAAGAACTGGAACATAGAGGACTCCGCTTTACAAGGTATGCAGATGATGTATTAATTTTCACTAAAAGTGAAATGGCGGCTAACCGGGTGATGAACTCCATAAGTGATTGGCTGGAACGGAAACTATTTCTAAAAGTAAATGCAACAAAAACGAAAGTAGTCAGACCGATGCGAAGCAAATACCTAGGATTCACATTTCTGAAAAACGGTGGAGAGTGGAAAGTAAAACCTACCAATGAAAAGAAAAAGAAGCTTAAAAAGAAGCTGTGTGAATATCTGAAGAGAGGGAAAGCAATAGCAAGACCTCTTGTGGTTACAATCAAGCGAGTAAATGAGATTGTGCGAGGATGGATTAATTACTTTAGAATCGGGTTGATGAAGCAATTTGTGGAAGAGCTTGGACAGTGGCTAAGACACAAAATAAGAATGATAGTCATGAAGCAATGGAAGAAGCCGAAAACCATCTACAGAAACCTAAGTTATCTAAACTGGAAGAACCGAAACGGATACAGTCAGGAAGATATTCATAAAGTTGCGAATTCAAGACTTGGGTGGTATAGAAGAAGTGGAATGAACGTGGTGAATTTCATTATCAGTAAAGATTTACTTGAAAATAGGATAAAAGATGGAGCTGGTCTGCTCAATCCCTTATCCTATTACTTAGCAAAAGTTGGAATATAAGTTGTAGAGCCGTATACGAGATCCGTACGTACGGTTCAATGGGAGGGGCGAGATAATTATTCTCCCTCTACCCTATTGCAGATTTCAAATACATCGCCTTGGACGTGTTCAAAATCGACTTTTTCAAAAATGCCGATTCCGTAAAAGTCGGCTGTGAGTTCCCCGAAGTGGTTATACTCAAACGCGATTCCGTTCTTTTTCAGTTCGTTGATCGCGTCACCGTTCTTTGTTGTTTCCCATGTAAAACGCATTCCCGTCTTTCTCATGTTTAAGCCCTCCCTATAAAATTTCCGAAATCTGTAAAATCTGCGCTTCGCTCAAATGGTCAATAACCACATTTCCGTTTACGTCGCTCAATTCGTATTCATCCGGAAGAGTGGTAAAGCCGTCAAACTGATTCGAAATATAATAACCTTTTCTTTCTAATAATGTTTCTGCCGCTTTCATATCTTTCATGTTGTAACCTCTCTTTCTGTGCTTCATTTGATACTTGTATTATACAGAAATTAAGCACTAAAGTATATAGGCAAAACATACAAAATTAAGCACTAATATCATATTAGAAATTATGCATTATTATTAAGCACTAATTAAGTATTGACAATTAAGCACTAATTATATATAATGTAAGAAAAAATACGGAGGTGCAGAAAGATGGACGAAAACACAAAAGCGGAAAAGAACAGGCAAGCGGTAAAGAAATGCATGAGCAATAAAGATAGAATAAACATTATATTGCCACTTGGAACAATAGAGAGAATCAACTCATACGGACTAAAAACAAGCGCATTTGCTAGGGAATTGATTCTTGCGGAACTCGACAAAATGGATAGAATGAAAAAATAATAAATTAAGCACTAATTAAGTATTGACAATTAAGCACTAATTATATATAATGTGATCAGATCAAAGGAATAGAGCAAAGGCGGAAGCCAAGAAAGAGAGGAAAGAAAATATGATCAAGTGGAAAGCTACAAGCGTAAATGGACTCGTGGAATATGAGCAGGAAGCGGAAAGCTTCAAAGAGCTTTTTGATGAACTGGACGAAAGGGGAATAATTAGTGATCCGGATTTTCCGCTTTATGATACGGCACTCTTGGAAAAATACGGGAAATCATTTGATGATGCCGGTTTTAAAGACGAGAGTGGCGAACTTGATTATGAAAAAGTTGATAATTTCTTAGATGGAAAAGAGTTGTCCGATAAGGAGTTATACGAATTAATATGCTCCCGAAACGGGGAAGCATATTATCAAAAATTTATGAGAGAAACCGAAAACGGCATCGTTGAAATCGGGGAATCAGATTTTGATAAAACCGGCAAATACAAATATTAAAAATGCCGGTGGATTATCCACCGGCAACAGTCACGTAAATTTGAATAGGTACTAAACCTAATCTTCCAAAACTTACGTGGCTAAGAATAACATATAATAGATCAAAAGTCAAGAAAATATTTTGACAACATTTATATTAACAAGACAAGAAAGGGGAAACACCATGAAAAAATATATTGTAAAAGATCGGGGCATTGAATGGAGTTATGACAACAGGGAAAAGGCTGACAAGAAAGCAGCTGACCTGAATACAGAGGTAATTGAAAGAACAGTGTGGAGATATTATGCACCATATTACACAAGCGGAACTGCAAACTACAGAGAAATAACTGGCGAATCTTTACCAGATGCAATCGAAAAAAGATTCGATCAGATAATAAAAGATTATGATCTCAGTGGTGTGGCGGGCTTAAAGTTAAAGCATGTTAAATTGCAAAAAGAAAATGGGTATGCAAGTTTAACCATAGATTTTATACCACTTGGAAAACTGGGAGCAGAGCTTCCGGAAGAAACAAAGGTGATAAAAATTGAATGGGTTACAGACGATGAGTTCCAAGGAGAATATATTTTTACTTTGAACAAATAAAAGGATGGCGGAGCCATAAGCTCCGCCGTTTGGGGTTAAGGAGTAAATAAAACATGGCAAAAGTTGTTAAAAAATGTGTTGTTTGTGGGAAAAAGTTTTATTGCGAATCATCGCGTGACATTGTGACCTGCTCGAAAGAATGCCGGTTGATACATTTGAGCCAAACACATACGGGGTTAAAGCGCTCCGAAGAGAGCAAGCGCAGGATGTCAGAAACAAGGCGCGCGAATCCGCGAAATACAGAAATACAGCGAAAAGCTACAGAAGCCGCAAAGAACAGTCCGAAATCCGGACGGTTTGAAACAAACAGGGCGGCGATAGATTGGCATTTAGTAAGCCCAGAGGGAGAGCACTTTTATATTCACTCCCTGTCCTTTTGGCTTAGGGAAAATTGCAATAAATATTTTGGAGTAGAGCCGGACAGCAAGCAATTTTTTAATATAATTGCGGGGTTGAGCCGCGTTAAAAGATCGGTTCTTGGGACACTTCCAGAAGGGCAACGCCCCGGATATAGTTATAAAGGTTGGTCAGTGATTCCGACCGAGGATGATAAACAGGATAAATAAAAGATTGGACAAGGGCAGTTTTCCGGCTGCCTTTTCTTTTTGCCATGTCCAAAATCAGCAACGCGCCCGGGCATATCTTACAAAATCTCCGAAAAACCGTAAACAAACTATAAAACTTTTCTTAAATTTTTATAAACAAGGCTAGGTTCATTAGGTCTTTGACAAGTTCCAAAATGATAGAATAGTATTAGTTTTTGGTAAAAATCGTCTGACAATCGTCTGACATAAGGCGAGACAATCGTCTGACGTCGCTTTTTCAGAACTATGTTTCTCTTTCTCTCTCTTTTTCTTAATCTTTTTTGATTAATAATAATACACTGTATCTAAAGCCTATAGGTTTATATTTAAGTTATATCCGCGCACACGCGCGGTGTAAGTATATAATATCACCGTAAAAAATTAAGGCTTGACTTTAAACCCGGAAATAGTGTATACCAAAAGCAGAGAGATTAACAGATTGGAGGTGTGAAATATATGCAGGATATAGAGAGTGTAGATATTACAAGGCTTATAGTAGATCTGGGTACAGTACAAATATATACATCAACTGTGCAAGATTTAATAGACAACGCTTGTATAGAATTTCACATCGAAGATTTACTAAAAGCCGGGCAAAGACAGTGGAAAGCAGTAATGCAGTATGTTGGTATGCATTTATTCCCAGATACAAAAGTATTAAAGGACAAGAGTTTAAGCCCCCTTGGTAATGCAACTATACCGACTAACTGCAATAGATACGATAGAGAGGTATTATATAAGCTTTGTGATTATTATATATATATATCCAATGTCTACAGTAAGCTAGTGAGTACAGTAGCATTTAGTTATTTTTGTAATATACCCACTACAACGTTTGACTTGTGGAAAGACGAGGAACCAAGTTCGGTGGCTTTTAAGATTTGGCAAAAATTACAGCGATCTCGCAAGGATTGTATCCTTGATAGAGCGTATGACTCCAATAGCCCCGTGGGCACCATGTTTGTGGGCAACAATGAATTCGGCATGAATCAGCCGGGAATCGGAGATAATGCCACACAAAGAAGGGCAATTACAGCGCAGGAGCTGCCAAGATTGGACGAGAAAAAGAGTCAAGAATTGCACGCAATTGGTACACAATTCACAGATGCAGCGGCAAATAATACGGTTTAAATTGTGTGTGGTTATTCTACAATTCACAAATGCAGTAATATCAAGGGTTGTAGCGCTTTAACTATTCGTGAACTATTCGGAAAAGTTAGGTTTTGCGAATAGTTGCAAGGGTGTGACGTGAATTGTATTAAAACAATTTGATTTTCACACAATGACAACAAAACGAAACGGAAAATATTTTATATTTCCATGTTTGCAAGAAAAGGATGGGGAGGGGGTCTAACAGAAAGGACCACCGGGCGGCTACTAAGTCCCTTAAATACCTCAAAAAATAAAAAGTCTTATTCAGACAAAGGAGCATACATGAATCCAATGAAAATTACAGAGCCAATAGATTCTACAGACTCAGAAGAATTTCAAGAAGAGGTAAATAGAATGATAAAGTCTCTATCCGAGTCTTACGAGGTAGTAGACATTAAATATTCTACACACGTATTCAATGGCTGGAAGAGAGGTTATAGCGCAATAGTGCTTTACCGATAGCAATAAAAAGCCACTTACAATAACACCCATTGACTTTCACTGTAAATAGGCTATAATAAATTTATAACAATTCACTTTCACGTTGCGAATCGCAACTAAATTTCCAAAAATTTTTTAAAAACAAAAAAGAGTGTTTCGGACAGGAGAATGATATATGACCGGAAATGAGTATCAGGCATTAGCCATGCGGACAAATGATCGCAAGGCGACAGAAAGAATTTCGGATAAACTTGATTTGCTTAAATCTTGCAAGAAGAACAATATCGCATCGTTGCAAGATTACGACCTTGGCGGCATCTTTAATGCTTGCCTTGGACTATCCGGTGAAGTTGGAGAATTCAACGACATAATTAAAAAATGGATTTTCCATGAGAAACAGCTTAATATTGACCACGCAAAGAAAGAAGCTGGAGATATTTGTTGGTATCTTGCAATGCTTTGCGAATCCTTCGGCTGGAGCTTGGATGAAATCATGCAAATGAACGTAGACAAGCTTAAGGCACGTTATCCGGAAGGGTTTGACATTGAAAGGGCAAACCACAGAGCGGAAGGTGATGTTTAATGGCAAGATGCAGCAATGAGTTGATGAAAACCGAGTATTCCGAAACCTTTGATGAAAAACGCAAAGGTTTGATTGAGCAGTCGTATTACAAATACGGACCGGCAAGAATGAACTTCTCCACAGGGAATGTGGATGCAATCGAAAGTTTGAAAATGTGCCTTGCCAAGTTTGAAGAGACCGGAAATCTTGAATATCTGTGTGACGTTGCGAATTATGCTATGTTCCGGTTCATGTTTCCACAACAGGGCGAATATTTCAAACATACGAATTCTGATGAATCTGCTGGGCTTTTTGGCATGAGCGTAAATGAAATGGAACGATTCAAACAGGAACACAGCTTTGAGGATGGGGGATATTGATATGATTTTAAATATAATCGCTACGGCGATAGATGCCCTTGTAATACTTGGACTTATGGGAGGACAGGTAAAGCAGACAGACAATTCAAACGCAATGGGGTATTTGCTTTCATACGCGATTTTTGCAATGAATATTATGGTCATTTGGAAATGATGGGCTATCGCCAAACGGTAAGGCACAGGATTTTGATTCCTGTATTCCCGGGTTCGAATCCCGGTAGCCTAATTGGTTGCATGCTGACGTTTCATGTAGCCACGTATCTTTTTCATATGTACTTGAACCCTTGGTTGAGTGATTCAAGCATTTGGGTTCCTCCTTTCGCCACTAGGACGATTCTGTTAAGTACGGTGCGAGACCGTCCGGTGGTATTTGTCGCAGAGGGCGGCATCTTGGCGTAAGACTATATGGTGTTGAGCGGTATCTGCTTTGTAATTTGCAGACGTGCAATCCATATAGCAGTCAATCATGGTTCGGGCATCTATCCCACGGTGTCCGAGCTGTGAAAATGTAATTCCCCTTAAGAAGTTAGGTGGTGGCAGAACGAAATGCAAGCAAAGAAGCTGATCGGTAAGAGTGTTGCCAAGTGATAGGCGGAAAATCATCCGTAATCAACAACAACACCTTTTCAGAATCCGATTATGTGAGGTTCAAATCCTCACCCACCTACTCGGTCAAATTATGCTGTCTGCTTGCAGGCGGTCTATGTTTTGGCTGAAATACGATGCTTGTCTATTGCTCTGCAATAATTTAATTCGGAGTAGAACCATGGAAATAGGCTTGCATGGTAACATTGAGTTGCCGGTGAAATGCTGTAAACCGGATAGTGCAAGGCATAGCACGTAAAACATATTGCTAACCGTCTTGTGGCGGTTCTGGGGAAGCGGCAACGATTGGCGGTGTTGCGGCTGACTGTAAATCAGTTCCCAAGTGGTAAACATTGGAGGTTCAATTCCTCTCTTCCCCATGAGCGAAAGCATCCATTTAGTCCCGCGTTACCGGTTTGCGAGATTATCCTAGGTTATTTGGATGTGAATAGCAAAGACTTAAATTGCGTCACAGCAGGCGCGGATTGGTGTCACAATCGACCGCGTGTCTTTGATCGGTTAGTCAAGTGGCCAAGACATCACCCTTTCACGGTGGTAACACGAGTTCAAATCTCGTACCGATCACTGTATTGGGATTTAATTCAGTGGCAGAAGACACGGCTTATATCCGGGTTGTCGCGGGTTCGATTCCTGCAATCCCAACGCGTTGTAAAATATTGTTTATGTGACAAGGCTGACGAGTTTTGGTGTAATGAATGATGTTTTTCTTGTGATGGAAGCGTTGCCGGCTTAAAAAGCGTGGAAACAGGACGATGAAAGTTCGTTGACGATATGTAGAAAATTTTGCAGTGTTCCCATAACGGAATTGGAGCCGGTTGCTATCCGGTCGGGCGTTTATTCGCCTTGTAGGTTCGAATCCTGCACACTGCGCTTGCCCGAAATCGGGCGTTGATGTGTGGCGGAATGGGTAAACGCTATGAAATGTCTATTGCAAAATGCAATACAGAGAAAGTATTTCTCAGGGACATTATGAGAAAGTAAATCTTTTCTGCGAGGTTCAAATACTCGCCACATCAATTCCTTATCTCCACTTAGTCGGGTGCTACTGCAATAGTTCCGGTCGATGGGAGACTTATGGATGGTAGCGGCATAATTGGTAACAGAAAACCCCTCCGTGATTAGAAATTGCAGATTTGAAAGCGGTTGGTATGGTTTTGGCTGACAGGGTTCGATTCCCTGTGTCGCTATTCGATGATAAAAACATTATGGAATATTTATATCAAACAAAAGACACGGAATCTCACGAGGATTCCGATTTTTGCTATGGCTGGGGGCGAAATATGACAAACTGCGTGAATTGCGGCGCACCAATCGAAACCGATAAAAAGGTGTGTCCTTATTGCAAAACTCCATATGAAAATGCAGGAAATTATAGTTTAGGTCTTATAGGATCAGCGGTGCAGAAATTGTCATTAGATGATTACATAAGATTGTCAATGCCAGAACCATGGACGAGCCATTGTGAAGAACCATATTTCGATGCGGACGGCATTTTGCATCGTATTGTTCCGAAAAAAAATTACTTTGATTGAGGTGTAATATGTGTGATTTTTGTAAAAACATAGGAATTGGAATACCGGATTGGGATTTCCTCACTCCGGATAAAAATGGGAGAATCCCGTCCGGTGACGCAATAGAAATTCGGAAAATTGTAGACAAATGTGCACTTGTTTTTACGAATAGTGCCGGAGAATACGGCGCAGGAGTGGTAAATATTGCATTTTGCCCGATGTGTGGCAGAAAGCTGGTGGAAGAATGAAACATCAAAAAGAATTGCGCACTTGCGACAGGTGCGGTGCAGAAATAAAAGTAAAACCAATAAGTGAATTTGAATTTATGCCGATTGGTGATTATTTTACTTCAAGTCCAATTTTTGAAGATGGCAACGTAAGGGGAGAAATCAAAGAGATTCATTCAAACATATTATTTCCGTTTGGTCGTACGTATGATTTATGCCCTAAGTGCAGGAAAGATTTTGAGGAGTTTATGAGAAATGGAGCATGAAAGAAAATGGCACACTTGCGATAGGTGCGGTGCTGAAATAAAATTCAAGCCAAGACAACAGCTACAATATGTGCCGTGTGGTACATATTCAGAACCGGTAGCTAGATTTACAGAAGATGAAATTTCGTGCGAGCTTTACAAAACAAGATTTTGCGGAAAACTTAAGAAAACTTATGAATTATGCCCTAAATGCAGAAAGGATTTTGAGAGGTTTATGAGAAATGACTGTTAATATGGGAACAAAAACCTATGAAATGAGCCGCAAACAGGCAAAGGCTATCCTTGGAACGGCTAAGAAACTTGCAAATTGCAACATATACGGCATTGAAAAAGGTAATGTGGTGATTATGCTGAATGAAAAATATGAGGACGATATGAGACTTAAAAAAGCCGTAGGGGAGTATAAGAAGAAAGGGTTCAAGGTGCATTGGAAATGAAAATAATCAAAGAAGGCAGCCTTAGGTACGAAAGAAAACCTTTAAAGTTTGAGTGTAAGAATTGCAAAACCGTTTTTGAAGCGGAAAAGACTGAATATGAATATTGTGGAGATTAAAGGGAAGGCGATAACTACAAGTGTGAATGCCCATTGTGCCACAAAATGGTATATTACAATTAAAAGACAACCGGCTGACAGATAGAGTTAGTCGCTACCCTAAAACAGTTATAGGCAGAGGTCAAGGCACTTCTGCTTTTTGCGGAGGTGCTTTTTATTTGGCTTCAAAGCAGTTAATCAATGCAGTAAATGGATATGAAAACTACATACAGAGAAAAGGCGTTGATGAACAGGTAATAGATGCCCTTTTGAAAGCGTGCAATGTGGCGATTCGGACGGAAAAAGACGTTGACTATGGATTGACTATAACCGAAAGAACAAAGGCTTTAATCAACGAATATACGCAGAAAAACGCGGGTGGTAGCATATGGGAACTTGAACGATATGCGCAGGATCACGACATTAAAGGCGGATACAAACTTGTGGATCAGTTCTATGAAGTCTTGCGATTAGAGAGCTTTTATCGTTTCGAGAGCTTTATTTACTTTATGGAGCGCAAAAGAAATTGGAGTAAACGGTTTTATTATCCACGCCGCAAGACGCTGAATATTGTCGCCCACGACCTTGAAGATTTGGAAAACCGGAAGATTAAATTTTACGGATTGTCAATGCCATCGCGTGTCGGTAAATCGACTATCTGTATTTTCTTTCTTGCGTGGGTAGCTTTGCGCAGACCAAACAGCCATAGTGCTATGGGCGGTCACTCCGGTATTTTGGCAAAAGGATTTTACAAAGAACTGATGAATCTTTTTACCACGGAAGAATATACGTTTGCGGAACTTTTTGCTTATTGGCATCCGGAATATGCAAACGCAACACTTCCGACAGACAAGAGCGCGGACGAATTTACGATTACGCTTGGAGATCCGGACAGATTCGCAACCGTAACGTGCCGTGGTATTGATGGAACATGGACAGGAGCGGTCGATGTTTCAAAAGACGGATATTTGTATGTCGATGACTTGGTGCGTGATCGCGAGCATTCATTAAGTCCTACTCGAATGGAAAACACATACCAAGAGTACCTAAACAAGATGGTTGACCGTAAAAATGACGGTGCAAGGGAATTGATGGTTGGTACTCTTTGGAATGTTTTAGATCCATTAGAGCGCATGAGAAAGCAATATGAACATGATCCACAATACCGATTCCGTAAGATTCCGGCACTTAATGAAAATGACGAAAGCAATTTTGCATATGAAATCAACGGATTTTCCACGGAATACTATCGGGATATGCGAGATAAGCTTGATAATGCCGAATGGATGGCTAAGTTTATGCAGCAACCATATGTCCGCGAGGGATTGCTTTATACTGATTTGAGACTATTTAACGGAATTCTACCGGACGGAGATTTCCGGCGCATCGGAGTTGTGGATGTTGCCTGGGGCGGCGGCGATAGCTTGTCAATGCCGATTGGGGCAGAATATGAAAACGGAGATGTTTATATTTACGATTGGGTATTCAATAAGGGTACGAAAGAGGTAACAATCCCTCTTGTTGTTGGACGAATTATCGGAAATGAGATTCGGCAGACAAGATTTGAGGGAAATACCGGAGGAGATCTGTATTGCCAATATGTAGATGAAAAGTTGCAGGAACAGGACTATAAATGCTCATGTACAAGCAGAAAAGCACCAAACAAGGTTGAAAAGTTATCGAAGATCATAGCATATTCTGGGGATATTAAGAGAAAATTCATATTTCTTGATACGCACCGACCGACGCAGGAACAAATGAAGAAAGATTCAGATCTTGGAGTAACGAGATATTATAGAAATGACGAATATCAAGCGGCTATGGATGAACTCTCTATGTTTGTAAGTATTGGCGGTAATGAACACGACGATGCGGCAGACGGTTTAACTCAGCTTGAAATGTTTATAGATAACCCAAACAATACAGCAAAGGTAGAAGCGGCAGTAAACCCATTTAGGAGGTATTAGGATATGACAACGGACAAATATCTTTCACAAATAAATAGATGTGATCATGTTATCAAAAACAAAATGTCTGAAATTCAAAAACTTTCCAATATGGCAACTTCCATTTCCGTATCTCCCAAAGAGGTTGATGTGCAGTCTTCCGGCGATCCGGACAAAATGGGAAGTGCTGTTGCTAAAATTGCAGACCTGCAGAACGAGATAAAAGAACTTGTGTGCGAATTCGTGGATAAACGCCGGGTTATTATCGGGCAGATTGACAGTATGGAAAATACAGATGTGTATATTGTCCTGTATGCGCACTATGTTGATAATAAGGACTGGAATTTAATTTCTGTAGAAATGGGATATTCCTACAGAAATATCATGAACCTCCGAAAGAAGGCTATTCGGGAGTTTGAGAAGAAATTCGGCGGGATTTATCTTGGAAAGAGTGCATAAAAGTGCACAATAGTTCACACTCTTTCACAACATTTCCAAAAACTTGCATGGTATACTAAAAGAGTAGAAAAAACAAATTCCTACAACCCCCAAAAGTATATAACCCGTAAAAGGCACTGTCAGAAATGGCGGTGTTTTTTATTTACAAGAAAGAGACTTCTATGAAAAAAGTAACTATATATTGCCCGGATTGCGGAAGAATTGCCGGACATTATGATGGGAGATCTACGATAGATCATCCATGCAAATGTAAAAAATGCAATCATCTTGTAATTTATCGCGTGGCAACAGGAAAAGTTGAAACAAAGCCAATACCGGAGCGTGCTTGCAGTAGCGGAGTTTTATTTATATGAACACACAGTATTTTCACGACCTTGTAAAAGGCAGATATGGAAGAAAAATTGCATATGCTGACGTTGAACAGATTACGGCAGACAACATCGTGAAGGTTGTTGGAAACTGCATTGGTGCATTCTATTTCAACAAGACGATTATCCGGTATCTGTGGCACTACTACAAGGGCGATCAGCCGGTATTGTACCGAACAAAGATACAAAATGCGGATATAACCAATAAGGTGTCTGAAAACCATGCCTATGAGATTGTTCAATTCAAGGTTGGTCAGACTTACGGTGAGCCAATTCAGCTTATCAGTAGGAAAGACGATGACCGTATAAACAATGCGGTTGATGAATTTAACGATTATCTGACAGATGCTAATAAGCAGGAAAAGGACATTAAGGCAGGGGAGTGGCAATCAGCAACCGGAACGTCATTTAAGGCGGTACAGATTACAAAAAATGGAGATATACCATTTAGAATTGTTGCACCAACACCAATGAACACTTTTGTTATCTATAGTCGTTCCACAGAAGAACCACTTTTAGCAATCCAAGAGCTTAAGGACGCCGATGGACAGATGTATAAACTCTGCTACACGGATTCATACGAATGCAAGATTGTAAATGGAGAGGTTCGAGATTGGAAGCTGCATGGCTTTGGTGGAATCCCTATTGTTGAGTTTCCAAACAACCATGAGCGCATTTCTGATATTGAGCTTGTGATCGGACTATTAGATGCAATCAATACAATGCAGTCAAACCGAATGGATGGCGTTGAGCAGTTTGTTCAGTTTTGGATAAAGTTTGTAAATTGCGACATTGACCCGGAAACCTTTGAAAAAATGAAGATTTCCCATGCGCTGACGGTAAAATCCAACAATGAGCAGAATAAATCAGATGTTGACATTATGACGCAGGAGTTGAACCAGACAGAGTGCCAGGTTGCAAAGGATGATTTGTGGGATAATGCACAGTCCATTCTTGCCATACCAAATAAGAACAACAATAATTCTGGTGGAGATACACAGGGAGCGGTTGAACTTAGAAACGGATGGGACTTCTCAAAGTCGAGAGCCAAACTGAAAGACCCAATTGTAAAGTCGGCTGAAAAAAGACTTGCAAAAGTTGTTCTGAACGTGATTCGTATACAAGATCACGATTTGGGATTGAGTTTGCGCGACTTTGATGTGCAGATTAACCATAGCCCACAAGATAATATGTACACCAAGTCACAGACACTATATCAACTCTTACAAGCTGGTATTCATCCGCTTGTGGCAATTAAATCTGTCGGACTTTGGGGAGATGCAGAAAAGACATTCCTGTTGTCAAAGCCATACTTAGATAATCTATGGAAAACCATTGATGATGTAGAAGCACAGGAACAGAAAGCACAAGAATTGATAAATAAAATGAATACAGATGGCACACAGAGCCAGACAAACAAAGATAAAACGGTCACCGAGTAATTGGTGGCTGTTTTTATTTTATAAAAATTCGCAAAGTTGTGAGCGTAAAAATCAACAATGTCGTTCGGTGTCGTTGCACCGTATAAAAATTCGTATGACATATCGGAGGTAATGAATGAAGAGAGAAGATCTGATTGCTATGGGATTAAGCGAGGAAAACGCAGACAAGATCATGGCAGATTACGGAAGTTCCGTACAGAGAGCCAAAGCAAAGGTTGACGAGTACAAGACAAAGGCTGACAAAGCTGAAGAGTTGCAGAAGCAGCTCGATGATATCGAACAGGGAAAGCTCACGGAAGTCGAGCAGGCAAATAAGAACCTCGAAAAAGCCAATGCGAGAATCGCGGAACTTGAAAAAGCGCAGGTAATAGCCACGCAGAGAGCCGATGCCGCATCTAAATTTAATGTTACTGCAGAACAGGCAGCGCAGATTGTAAAAGACGATGGCAGTTTTGATTATGACGTTCTTGGAAAGATTATCTCTGAAAAAGAGACCGCCGCAGCACAAGCCAAGGAGCAGGAGATTGCAAAAGGCAGTACGAATCCGGGAGGTGGCACGACTGGCGGCGATAAAGCCGGTACAGATAATAAGACAAATGCTGAAAAGATAGCAGAAAGCCTTATATCTAACGCACCTAAGAACAATGACGTTTTATCACATTACATTCAGCAATAACAGGAGGTAAGAAATGGCAAAGGAAATGAATATGCAGTATGAAAAGACTTTATACGCAGGAGATGTTCAGATTTTAAAGAGAGAGCCTAATGAAGCAATCCCATTAACACTTGATTTTTCAGCGGTAACAGAAAAGGATGCGAATGGAAAGAAGATTGTAAAGGCCGGTACACCAGTAAACAAGTCAGGTGTGGCTGATAATACAGCAACAGCAATCGGAATCTTAAGATTTGATGTAACAGAAGACAGACCACAGGGAGTAGCACTTAAAAAGGCATATCTTAATACAAAAGTAGCGGAAGCACATTCCGGCGTTACATATGACGCAACAGTTAAGACAGCTCTTCCAATGATTGTATTTGAATAGTAACAGGAGGTAAATAGATGTTAATTAATGAAGTATTAGACAGTAAGTCTATTGCATTATCGGCAACAGAAAACGCTAGTAATCAGATACCTTATCTTGGCTTACAGTGGTTTCCAGAAAGAAAGAAGCAGGGACTTGATTTAAGTTGGATTAAGACACACAAGGGTTTACCGGTTTCACTTGCACCATCCAACTTTGACACAATCCCAACTCTTAGAGCTAGAGGTGGATTAAGTAAGGAAAAAACGCAGATGGCATTTTTCCGTGAGGGAATGACAGTTGGTGAAGAGGAAATGCTTGAAATCGAGCGTATTCAATCAGAAGACGACCCTTATCTTGCAAGTGCTTTATCAAGCGTATATGACGATACTAACAACCTTGTAAGCGGCGCAGAAGTTGTACCGGAGCGTATGAGAATGTCGCTTCTTTCTACAAATGCAGGTCATCCGGTAATTGCTATTGTAAGTGATGGCGTTCAGTATGCTTATGATTACGATAAGGATGGCTCATACGCAAAAGACCATTACGCAAAGTTATCCGGCACAAGCATGTGGAGCGATACAGCTAATTCAAAGCCACTTACAGACCTTAACAATGCAAGAAAGAAGTTACAGAAGCAGGGTAAGATTGCTAGATACGCACTTATGAACAGCAATACATTCCAATATCTGCTTGACAATGCACAAATAAGAAACTCAATTCTTGCACAGAACCTTACAGCAACTATTGAGGTTGACGATGATACTGTTATTTCGGTGGTACAGAAGAGGGCGAAGCTCACTATCGTACTTTACGATAAGATGTACATTGATGATGATGGCAAAGAGCAGTACTTCTACCCGGATAACAAGGTTACACTTCTTCCAGAAGGCAGCCTTGGAAGCACTTGGTTTGGCACTACACCGGAAGAAAGAACTGCAAGACAGGTAGCTGATGTTGATGTAACAACATATGGCGTAGGTATTACAGTCGCTACAAAGACAGAGTATGGACCACCTATGAAGATGTCAACATTTGCATCCGAGGTTGTTCTTCCATCATACGAGAATATGGATAGCACATTCGTATATGAGGTTCATAGCGAAGAGTAGGGGGTGCAACTATGAAATATCCATATATAGTGATTCATAATGGTAAATGGTACAACGCAGGAGAAGAGGTGCCGGAGAGTAATTCTCCGGTATCTTCCGTTGGGTATACAAAGACCGAAATCAACAGAATGAGTACCGCAGACTTGCAAAAACTTGCCACGGAGCAGGGGATTGAAAACGCACAAGCGACAAGCGGTGCGGAACTGAAAGAAATTCTGATTGCAAAATTTAATCTGTAGGAGATCGCTTATGTCATACACACTTGTCGAACAAGTAAAAATTCGTTTAAAACAATTTCATATAGAAGAGGTAGAGGACGAAACAACCGGAGAAAAGTCCGATAAAGTTGTGTTTGATGAAAAAGAATGTAACCCTTTGATTGAACAGCTTTTAGAGCAGGCAAGAAAAGAGATTATCAACAGACGGAACTATCCGGACACATACACGCAAGACCAGATTGACAGTGATGCTAAGAACTATGAAAACATTATGGTCAATTTGGCAGTGTATGACCGGTCGCAGGCAGGAGAAGCATACATGGCAAGTTTCTCCGAAAACGGCGTGAGCAGGACATGGAAAGACCGTGAAAGCCTTTTTGCTGGTGTATTTCCGTTTGTTAAAGCTATGTAAATATCGCCTATAGGGCATTAAAGAAGATTGAGCGTGACCATTATGGTTGCAGGCGGCGCACATTAAGCGGTGGTGGGCAGTGCGTCAAAAGGAGATTCAAATGAAAAGTATTTTGATTCAAACTTATCTTGTGGCACTTCCGATAGTGCTTGGATATATAGTTTGGCTTCTTAAACAACAAAAGAAAAGCAGGGATGCGAACAGCAAAGGAACAATGCTTCTTTTGCGCGTCCAGCTTATCGAATACCATGCAAAATACACCAAACTTGGAGAAATACCGTCATATGCCTATCAGAATTTTTGTGAGATGTATGATGCGTACCATGCGTTAGGTGGAAATGGTATGATAACGAAAATGAAACATGAGATTGAAGAAATCCATATAGGAAAAGGAGATAAAAGCCATGAGGAATTGGAAAGATTGGACTAAGAAAGCCGGAATCCGAGCAATCAAGACAGTTGCGCAGGCGGCAATTGCCGGAATTGGAACGGCGGCATTTATGGGCGCGGTGGATTGGAAATATGTTCTTTCTGCATCAGTCCTTGCCGGAGTGTTATCGCTTCTGACAAGTGTTGCCGGAATCCCAGAGGAAAACACCAATGCTTGACATTAACAAGCAGGAAATGAAGTATTCTCAATCCGGTCAGAGGGTATTCATCCCACAGACTGACGAAAATGGAGATATTGTCTATGAAGGGTACAAGGATTCCGATGGAAACTTTGTACCTTATTTAGATTCCGAAGGCAACAAGATTCCAAAAGGCGAGGAAGTTGAAGGGTTTTCAGAACCTACGACATTCCAAGCCAATATCAGCAATAAGCTGTCGGAAGCCCTTGTGAAAGAATTTGGAATTGATGATAGTACATCATACTGTCAGCTTGTCACGGATAAAGGATATTTGCCACTGAAAGCCGGTGATGTGGTGTGGAAACGTTCGGAAGTCAAGCGCACTGATGATGGATTAGTGGATTCAGAAACCGCAGATTACATCGTAAAAGGCGTTGCTGATGAAGGACTGACAACGGATTTGTTTCTTCTTCGGAAGAATATTAAGTAGGTGATTGCATGAAAAAGAAACCTATTTCAATGACACTATCCACTAAGTCCATACAAGACGCTATAAAGAAATTAGAACAGTACCGCGATAGTTTACAGGCTAAATGCGATTTACTTGTTTCTAGGCTTGCACAGGAAGGTCAGACGGTGGCAATAAAACAAATATCGAAATCTCCAATAGGGAACACGATAACGGTAAGGGTAGATAAAGCACCACAGTTAATGACCTCGAACGCGATTCTGATTGCAACCGGAAAAACGGTAACATCAGAAGATAGGGAACCGTTCTATACTTTATTGGCGGTAGAGTTTGGAGCCGGTATTTTTTATAACTCCAAAGAGAATCCGAAAGCACCGGAACTTGGATTCGGTGTCGGAACGTATCCTGGGCAAATACACGCTTTTGAAGATGGTTGGTACTATTGGGATGATAAGACCGAAACATGGCGTTATACCCACGGTATCAAAGCCACAATGCCTATGTATAATGCGGAACAACGGATTATTCAACAGTATGTAAAGATTGCAAGGGAGGTATTCGGTGGAAAATGAGTTAAATAGTTGGGCGCTTGATTTTGAAGATACCTTATGTTCCCTTTTGAAATCGTACATGGAAAGCAAGGTAAAAGGAATTAAAGTGACGCAAGATGAAGAATCGGGCGGCACCGCAACATTCCCGACGCTTTTAGTCAGACAAATAGGTGGTACAGAAGCCGGACGAACTAACGAAGCAAAGACAATCAATGCAATTCGCCCAACATTTCAAATCACAATTACAAACAAAGGTTCAAGAAAGGCAACTAAGGACATCGCAGCATATGCGGTGTCTTTTTTTAAACAACAAATGTTTGAGGTATCAAATGTAATCCCAACAATTTCCAAGCAAGTGCGAACGGTTACATTCCGCGCAACTCGCGTAATTGGAAACGTTGAGCATTTAGATCAGCTATAAGCAGAAAGGAAGTAGAAAATATGGCATCAACAAGTTATAAAACGCGTGTCATTGTAAAAGAGCACACGGAAAAACAGGCTGACTTTGCAGGAACATATAATCTTTTGGTTGCGGCTAAGTCAGTTCCAAGCCCTGCATCACCGCCAAACACGGTTGAGTCAACCACAATGGAAGATGATCAGCAGACTTTTGAAAAAGGAATTAAGACTTCTGATTCAAGAGAAATCACAGGAAACCTTGAAAAAGAATATCTTTCAAAGGTGGATGGATATGGAGATAAAAAACTTGATATTATCCATCTGTACGGAACGGACGGCATTGGCGGTGTAGCGAAGTACGCATATGTAGGAACTGCAACAGCCACACCTAACGATGTAGGTGGAAACGATGAAATCCTTGAAATGACGGTAACAGTTATTCCAAGTACAGTATCAGAGCTTGTTACAGATAAGCTGACTGTTGTTGATAACAACGATGGTACGTTTACCGTAACAGTGGTGGGGTAAAAAGCCTATCGGATGAGCAATCGACCACACCGATAGGCGAGGACGAACGGTCGATAGCAGAACTTGAAGCAATAAGATAAGCAACAATGGGGCGGTGGAAACACTGCCCCTTGCCAATTAGGGCAGAAAGGCAAGGTAAAACATGAAAGTTAAATTAGGTGGAAAAGAATATACAATTCAGTTTGCAACAAGACCATCGTTAAAATCACATATCTTACAGGATATTATGAAGACACAGGACATGGAAGATATTTCTTCTATGGAAGATATTCTTCTTGAAACACTTCCTAAGACGCTTCTTGTAGGATTGCAGATGCATCACAATGAAGAATTTGGATATGATTACAAAACAAACGAAGGCTACGATGAGCAGCTTGAGAAGGTGTCTGACATTCTCTATGATGCGATTGACACAAACGAGATTAACTGCATGGATTTATTTGCTGATATGCAGGAGGAAATGATGGCAAACGGTTTTTTAGCGCAGATGATGGAGTCGTTGGAGAAAGCGCAGGAGCAGGAGCAGGAGCAGGAGAAGAAAAAGACCCCATCCAAAGCGAAAGCCAAGAATTAACATGGGAATATTACGTTGCGGAAATCCGTCCGTTTTACCTTGTGGTAACGAAAGGCTACGGATTTTCCGTTGATGATATAGATATGATGAATCCAGAGTTGCTTAAGCCTTATGTGGATGCATATAAGGCAGAATGGAAGCAACGCGATATGGAAATGTATATGTGGTTCGGCAGATATGCAACGTCAGCACTTGTGACCGCAATAGACGCGACATTCGGTAAGGGTAATAGTAAGTACGTGAAAGAAACTTGCTATGATTCCATTGAAAAGCAGAATACGGACGATCCCGATGCAGAGATACGAGAAATGCTTAAGGCGGAAGAAGCATGGGCGGCTGAATCAAGGAAATCACATTTACCAAAGCCAAAGATAGTTTAAGAAAAGAGGTATTGCTATGGCAGTAATTATCGGAAGTGCGCGGCACGATGAACACGGCAACTGCTATTCTGGTGGAAAAGCCGGAGACCAGACCGGACAGGAAGTGTCTACGCAGAAGTTTTACAACCATTCTAAGGGATGGTACGTGCTAAGGGCGAAGGACGATAGGGTTGCGGAGAAGTTAGCCGAAGCTATGCAGATTGCATCTGACAATAAAAATATCGGCTATGACCAATCGGAACGCTACGGAGTCATTAAGCATGGCATTAACACAAAGGTCAAGACGGAATGCGATTGTTCTTCTCTTGTACGTGCCTGTATTATCTATGCGTCCGGTAAGGATGTGGGAGATTTCAATACATCAAATGAACGACCGGTAATTTTGAAATCCGGTTTGTTTGATGATATGGGTTCATATCATGCCGGGTTTGTTCTTCGCAACGGAGATATTCTTGTGACACGCATAAAAGGACACACAGTTATTGTTGTAAAAGGCGCAAGAAAATGCAAAAACAAGTATTATCCGAAGTATAAGGGAAACTCAAACTCAATCGTTGAAGCATTAAAAGCGGTTGGGGAAGATGATGTATCGAAAGAACATCGTGCGGAAATCGCAAAAAAGAACGGATTTTCCAATTTCAAGTTTACGTCAGAGGAAAATTCAAAGATGCTTTCTCTTCTGAAAAAGGGAAAACTGAAAAAGTAATTCAAGGGCGGTAGGGGTCAAATCCTACCGTCTTTTTAACCGGCTATCAATGTGGAAGATAGCCGCTAACCTAAAAAAGTTATAGGAAGTTGGTGGATAAATGGAATTAGAGTCTCTTGAAATAAAAATCCAAGCGCAGGCACAACAGGCAAGCGGTCAGATAGATGCGCTTGTGACAAGACTTGGGCGATTATCTTCCGCGCTTTCTGGACTTAGTACCGGAAATCTGAATAGTCTTTCCACAGGGGTAAACCGACTTGCAGGGGCAATGACGGCAATGCGTGGAATTGACACACGAACTTTTTCTGCGGTTGCAAGAAATGTAAGCAAATTAGGCTCTATCAACAGCAAGCAGATTAATGCTGCGGCTGGTTCTATGCGTCAGATTTCCAATGCATTAAAAGGGATTTCTGGAATGTCGGCATCCGTTAAGGGTCTGACCGACCTTGCATCTGCAATCAAACAGCTTGGCTACCAGAGTTCCACCAAGGCGATTGAAAATATCCCGAAACTTGCCACGGCAATGCGACAGCTTATGTCCGAACTGTCGAAAGCCCCTAGTGTAAGCCGGAATATTATTGACATGACAAATGCATTGGCAAAATTATCACGTACCGGTGGAGCGGCAGGAACAGCGGCAAAAAGCATCACAAGCTCATTTAGCGGATTTAGTTCCGGTGCTTCTGCGGTTACTAAGAAGTCGTTTTCCCTTGCGTCTGCAATCGGAAAAGTGTATGCAACGTATTGGGCTTTATTTCGCGGATTTAGGCTACTTGGAGACGCTATTGACATATCATCCTCACTGACAGAGGTTGAGAACGTTGTAAGGCAGACATTCGGGCAGTATGAAAGTCTAATTAACAATTTCGCAAAAACATCCATTGAAAAATTTGGTATGTCCGAATTGTCCGCGAAACAGTTTGCAAGCCGTTTCCAAGCAATGGGAACCGCCCTTGATATTCCACAGGGGAAAATGGCAAATATGTCTATCCGGTTGACAGAATTAGCCGGAGATATGGCTTCCTTTTATGATGTGAGTCAAGAAGATATTGCCAAGAGTCTGCAATCTGTATTTTCCGGTACTACGGCACCTATGCGGCGTTATGGTATCGACTTGACACAGGCAACATTAAAGGAATGGGCGTTAAAGCAAGGACTTGATGCGAACATTTCTTCAATGACGCAGGCTGAAAAAGCCATGTTGCGTTATCAGTATGTGCTTGCGCATACAACCAATATCACCGGAGATTTCGCACGTACAGCAGATACGTGGCATAACCAGATAACCATGCTTAAAGAGAACTTCAAAGCACTTGGAGCGGTTGTTGGTGGTGGTTTAATCAATGCATTTAAGCCATTTATCAAGGTGCTTAATGCAGTTTTGCAGAAGGTGATTTCTTTTGCAGAGATGGTAACAAATGCTTTAGGTTCTATCTTCGGATGGAAGTATGAAGCAAGCAAAGGGGCAGGAATCAGCGGTCTTGCTGATGATATTGGAAGCGCATCTGACGGCATGGACGATTTAAGCAATGCCGCAGGAAACGCAGGGAAAAACACGGGTGGTATCGCAAAAAATGCCAAGAAAGCAAAAAAGGAAATCCAACAGGCAACTCGTGCATTTGATGAATTAAAGGTTATTTCAAAACAAAGTAAAGATAATACTTCCGGTTCCGGGAATAAAGGTTCTGATTCTGGATCTGGTTCAGGTGCTGGTGGCGGCACCGGTGCTGATGGTGGATTAGTTCAGACGGACACCATCTTTAAGAAATTCAAAAGCAAAATCAAAGACCTTGAACAGTTGGGAGAGTCTATTTCCGGTGCGTTAATTAACGCAATGAAAAAAATTAAATGGAAAAAAGTGTATGCAAAAGCTGAAGGTTTTGGAAGGGGATTAGCCAAATTCCTTAACGGACTATTTAAAGGGCAAAAAGGAACAACGCTTTTCGGAGAAACCGGAAAACTGATCGCAAATTCATTAAACACGGTGCTTCATGGATTGGATTCGTTTGGAACGACATTTAATTGGAAGCAATTTGGAAATTCAATCGCAGACGGAATAAACAAGTTTTTCCAAAACTTTGACTTTGCATTATTGGCTAAAACGCTTAATTCGTGGGCGCAGGGCGCGTTTGATACAGTTACGACGGCATTAAGTAAAATTTCCTGGAAGGATGTTTGGAACGGAGCAAAGGAGTTTTTAAGCAACTTAGACGTAAAGACGGTTGGAATTATCATCGGTGCGTTGACAATCAAAAAAATCCTTGGATTGCATCTTGCAAAAACCGCACTTGATATAATCGGAACTTCCATTTCAAAAGCAATAGCTGGTTCACTTGCATCAAGGCTTGGCGTTGAAATTGCGGCAAATGAGGGAATCTCGGCAGTATTGTCTACCGCTTTGTCAAAAAAAATAGGTGGGGCGTTTGCTACACTTGGAACAACTGTTTCAGCTGGTGTCAAAGCTTTATTCGGTAGCGGTGCGGCAGAGAGCGCACTTTCTTTTATCAGCCCGGTAGCAAAAGCTATAACCGGGATTGGCTCTGTTGCGATTGGCGCATTTACTGCAATATCAAACTTTGTGACCATGTTAAAGAACGGATTCAGTTGGCTTAATGAAGCACTTATGCTTGTCGGAGTTACGATTACGGCAGTCGGAGCGGTTATTTTAGGGGTAGCGGCAGCACCTGCAGCGATTACCGCAGGAATAGTAGCCGGTGTTGCAACGGCGGCTGTAGTAGTCAAGGATCATTGGAAAGAAATAAAAGGAATTTTCTCAAAAGCAGGAGATTGGTTTAATACTAATGTGATTAATCCAATAAGCGGTTTTTTTAAGGGATTATGGGAATCTGTTTCCGGTTTTTTCTCTTCTTTATGGAAAGATATATCCGGTGTATGGAAAACAGTTTCTGGATGGTTCAATACTAATGTTATAACTCCTATTGTTTCATTTTTCCAAGGATTTTCGAAAAGAGTTGGTCAAATCTTTGAAGGATTGTGGATCATTGTCAAGGCTGTATGGATTGTTGTTTCTGATTGGTTTAAATCAAAGGTAATAGAGCCAATAAAGAAGAATTTTGAATTATTGAAATCGGCAGTATCAACTGCATTCAAGGTTCTATGGACAACTGTAAAATCGGTATGGGCGGTGGTTTCCGGTTGGTTTAAGGAGCATGTTACAACACCTATCAAGAATGCTTTTAGCTCAGCAAAAGAATCTATTCAGAAAGCTTTTAGCGCGGCAAAGACAGCGGTAACCGGGGCGTGGAATAGTGTTTCTAGTTGGTTTAAAGAACATGTAACCACCCCGATAAAAAATGCTTTCTCGAAGATGAAAGAAAGTGTAGCTGAAATATTCAGCAAATTATGGAATAGCGTGAAAAGTGGTGTTGCCGGGGCAATGAACACCGTAATTTCAAGAATTGAAACAGCAATAAATTCATTGATCGGTGGAGTGAATACCGTTTTGAGAGGGTTCAACAGTGTTGTTTCTGCGGCGGCTAAAGTAGCAAAGGTAAAGTGGAGCGGAGTCGATCTTGTGCCGAAAGTGAGCCTACCTAAAGTAAAGGCTTATGCAACGGGCGGTTTTATGGATAAATATAGCATAGCAACAGTTGGAGAAAATGGACTTCCGGAAATTATGGGAACAGTCGGAGGTAAGCCAGCGGTCGCAGGAAGCCAAGAAATTACCGGAATCAAAGATGCTATCAATTCAACATCTGCGCAAGAGGTTTCCTTACTGCGACAACAAAATCAGTTATTACAAGCTATTTTACAGAAAAATTTCGGAATTACTACAAACGACATAGGAAAAGCTGCAAGGGATTATGGTAGAGAACATTACAATCGAACCGGAGACAATGTATATGTTTTTTAGTGACTTCTATAATAGAACGTGATATAATTCTAAATAAATCATATCACAAGAAAGGAGTCATTATGAGAAACACAAAAAAATTATTAGTAGCGATGGGATTGGCATTTGCCGTTTTGATTTCGGCTATGCCAATCCAAAATGCAGATGGGGAACAGATTGTTGCACAGGCGGCAACTATCAAATTAAGCAGAAAGACTCTTAATTTAAAAATTGGAGAATCCGCAACATTAAAGATAAGCGGAATGAGGAAAACTGCTAAATGGAGTAGTGGCAATAAATATGTTGCTTCTGTAAACAAGTCTGGAAAAGTTCTGGCGGTTGGAGAAGGAACAACGTACGTAAAGGCAAAAATTGCAAAGAAAACGCTTTCTTGCAAAGTTACCGTCACTTCTTCCTTTAATGCGAACAAGGTAAAGAAAAACATCTCAATTGAATACCAAGATAGTGGCCATGGAGTTGTTGCTATCTTGAAAAACAACAACAAGGTAAATGTTGATCTGGACGCAAAACTTGTATACTACAAAAACGGTAAAATGCTGGATAGCAAAAGCGATTGTAACAGAGCTTTTGAATCCGGTAAGGAATGTGTTCTTTATTTTGACGCACCGAGCGATTCTGATTATAACGATGTTTCTTATGATAACTATAAAATGTCGTTGAGTGTTGATGAAGCAACAAATGCTGTTTGTGATGTTCGCAATATAATGGTTCAATCGGACATTGGAGCAGATAATGTTACGGTTGAAGCTACAAACGATTCCGGAAAAGATTTTTCATTTGTGAAAATTTCTTGCGTAATGTATGATGCATCTGGCAACTTGATTAAATATGATTATCATTATGCAGAATGTGAAAAGAATGGAGATACAGATTATTTTTCATTTAGTTTTCCGTACGATTCAAATTACGATACGATCTATCCGAGCAGTTATAAGATATATGTTGATGAAGCATATACATATACTTGGTTACAGTAAAAATTGAAAGATAAATGATACTTAAGCCGTGGAAACACGGCTTATTTTAATTCCAAAATCGGATTGACACAAAATCAAAAACAGTCTATCCTTATTACTAAGGAAACAAACTTATCCGTGAAGATGCGGATTACTTACTTGAACGCCATACTGTACGAAAGAGGAAACCAATGTGATTTCACAAGTGGCTTCCTCTTTTTTATTCAGATAAAAATGTATGGAGGTAGACACGAATGAAAAAATCACAACTTATGCTTAAGATTCAAAACAGCATTGAGGTATTTGAGAATCCAATATTCGGACAGATTAGAATGGTCATGGTCGATGATGAACCATGGTTTGTTGGAAAGGATATATGCGAAGTATTTGGAGATACGAATTACAGAAGAAGCCTTTCAAATATTGATGATTCTGATAAGGGTGTGTCACAAATTGATACTCCCGGTGGAAAACAAAGAATGACGGTTGTTAATGAAAGCGGTTTGTATTCCTTGCTCTTTCAGATGCAACCACAGAAAGCAAAGGGTGTGTCACAAAACGACTCCCTTATAAACGAAAGAAAAGAAAAACTTCATAAGTTCAAACGTTGGGTAACATCCGAGGTACTCCCTACAATACGTAAAACAGGTGGGTATGTCAATAATGATGAATTATTTATTTCCACTTACCTACCATATGCGGATGAAAACACTAAGCTAATATTTTCACAGACATTAAAAACTGTTAGAGAGCAGAACGAAACCATTAAAAGGCAGAAGAAAGAAATCATCCATAAGGAAGATGTTATTATCGGACTCGTTGATGATATTGACTTGGCAACTAAGAGACAGCGGATAACACATATTGTCCGTTTTGGTGCCGATGGAAAGTATCAAGAACGCTATTCGTTGCTTTATGGAGAATTTGAAAGGAAATATCACTGCAACCTTAAATCAAGGATGGAAGGGTGCGCGCTCAAACCAAAAGTAAGAAACAAGATGGATTATATCGACAGGGAAATGGGAATGATTCCGCAGTTGTACGAAATCGCTTGCAAACTTTTTGAAAACGATGTAGAAAAGCTGAAATCTGAATGGGAATCAGTAGTAGCTTAAAATTTAATCAAATGGATAGCATCTACCAAAACGGTAGGTGCTATTTTTATACTCATTTTTAGGAGGTAAACGATGGGATATGGCGGATATTTAGTAAAGTTTGGGAATTATACCATACCGAACAATTTAATAAAGCAGGACACGTTTAGTTCCTATGTAAATATGCAGGACAAAGACCCTTGGACGGATGAAAACGGATATGAGCATCGTGATGCCGTGGAACTGAAAGCCTTAAAGGTCGAGTTTGAAACCAAAGCCATGCTGACTGAAAAGCAGTTTGATGATTTTTGGAAAAATATTGAAAAGAACTATACCAAGGCAAAGGAGCGCGGTGGCTATATAACGGCATATGTGCCGGAAAAACGCGGATATGTGGCACAGTACGGATATATCGCTGATATTCAGCCTACGTTCTATTCTGTGGCACATGGGAAGATAAAATATGACCCAATCAAATTTTCGTTTGTAGGTGGTGTATATGATAAATAGCAGTTTGAAAGAAAAGTATTGGGATTCAGCGACAGATAAGCAGATGGTCATATCTGTTGTTGGAACGAATCAGAAAATAGACAATTCGATGCTTGAAATCGGTACGTTTGCGCTTGAAGAAAGTCTTTGCTCGGAGTCTGAATTAAAATTTGGAGCGTGCGAAGCGAATTGTGTAAAATTCACAGCACGAAACACCGCAGGAAACATTATCGGAAAGACAATCTCTATCGAAGAAACGGTTGACGGAGATAGCAAAAATCCGATGCCATACGGAGTTTTTAAGGTTGCATCCGATGTTCCTACGGCTGACCGAACAAAACGGCAGATTACGGCATATGACGCAATGTACGACATTATCAATACGGATGTAAAGTCTTGGTATGCAGGACTTAGCTTTCCAATGACACTTAAGCAGTTCCGCGATAGCTTCTTTGCGCATCTTGGAATTGCGCAAGTTGAAACAAGCCTTGCCAATGATTCCATGACGGTCAATAAGACGATTGTAGCCACACAGACGGACGATTCAAGTGCGGTCACAGAAGAGTCTGCTATCAGTGGGAAAACCGTTGTAACGGCAATCTGTGAGATTAACGGATGCTTTGGAAATATCAACCGAGAGGGCAAGTTTGAGTATGTCTTTCTGAAAGCAATCACAAGCGCACTTTATCCGGCAGAAGATTTATTTCCGTCTGACAATTTATTTCCGTCTGATGCAAACACAGAATCCATGACCGGACACTACATCACGTTTGATTACGAGGACTTCCAAAGCAAGGCAATCACACAGCTTGAAATCAAGACAAGCGAAGACAATGCTGGTGCCATTGTTGGAACTGCCGGAAACAACTATTCGATTACAGGAAACTTTCTTGTATCAGACAAGACCGGAGCGGAACTTGCACAGATTGCAAATAATCTATTGCCTATTATGGCACAGGCAGCATACACACCGATTAAAAGTTGCACTTGTGTCGGAAATCCATGCTTGACACTTGGGGAACCAATCCGGTTCAATACCACAAGAGAAATTGTTGAAACGTATCTGTTGCAGCGCACCCTAACCGGAGTACAAAGCAAGAGAGATTCAATCTTGGCACAGGGTACGCAGACACACTCTGCAAAGGTTAATTCTATCAGAGACACGATTGAAAGCGTGGAAAGACGTACCGGAAAGCTAGAGAGGAACGCAGACCATCTTCAATCCACATATGAGGATTTAGAAGAACAGACAAACTCTAAGTTTGAGCAGACCGCAAAGAGCATTTCCGCAGAAGTCAATCGAGCACAAAAAGCAGAAGGCGAATTGGATGCGTCCTTGGAATTAAAGTTAGGCAGAGATGAGAACGATCAAGTTATTTCGATGATCAATGCAAGCGCTGACCAGATTATGCTTCGTGGAAACAGGCTCATAATTGAAAGTAATAACTTCCAGCTTGACGGGAATGGACGAGTGTCAATTATTGATTCGTTGAATTTTATTGCAACCTCGCTTGGTGATGACATTGTAATTATTGGACTCGATGCAAGAGGAAGGCCAATGCTGCAAAACATACGCATTGACCTAAACTCTGTAACAGATCAAGATGGAGTAGCCATAGGAGATCATGCGAGTACGGCAGATCATGCAACAACAGCAGATTCAGCAACAACTGCAGAAAGTGCAAGGCAGTGTATAATGGCATCAACCGCGCATTATTTGCAAGGTATTGGACTATCCGATTATGTACGAATTTCAGATAACGGAAATTTAATCCCAAGTTCTAGTTCTGTGTACTGTGGAACTAACCCCAATCCATTTGCCGGAGGGTATTCTTCCGGCGGTTGGAAAACAACATCTGATCGTAGAAAGAAAAAAGATTTTCGAAAGCTGTTAGAGGATGATCGGTTTGAAAGATTTTTCGAGTTGTTGCAACCTATGGAATATCGGCTCATAGAAAATGATGAGAAAATGCACATTGGATTTGTTGCACAGGATGTCGAACAGGCAATGACGGATTGTGACATATCTGAAAATGAGTTTTACGGACTGGAACATGCGGTATTCTCCGAAAAAGATTTTGAATCTAATGAGGAATGGGAAAAATTCTTAGAGCAGAATGGTGGCGCAAATGATATGTATACATTGTGCTATCAAGAGTTTATTGCGCTTAACACTGCCATGATACAGAAACTGCAGAACAGGTGTAACGATTTTGAACGCAGACTATCCGCATTAGAAAGGAAGTGATTAGATGGCATATCAGAAAATCTATAGCCGCGAATATTGGGAGAACCTTCCAAGCGAAAAGACCGCAATTAATCGAAATAGGCTGAACAACATAGAGGGCGGCATTGATGCAATCGACGATCGTGTGTGCGCACTCGACACCACGAAAGTTGACTTGACCAAAGCTAACGAACTTGTAAAGGAAATCCTTTGGGATGAATCCAACGGAACGCTGACGGTCGTTAAGATGAATGGTTCCAAGGCGGTCATTGATACCAAGTTGGAGAAGCTGGCAGTCAACTTCAAGTATGATCCGGAAAGTCAGCAGTTGGTAATCACGCTTGACGATGGCACGGCGCAGAACGTGGACTTATCCGCGCTGATCACGCAGTATGAGTTCTTGGATTCTGATACAATCGCATTTGCAATCGGAAGTGACGGTAAGGTGTCCGCAATCGTGAAAGAGGGAAGTATCCAAGAAAAACACTTGCGCCCGGATTACCTTGCAGACATTAAGGTTGAATCTGCCAAGGCTGTAAATTCTGCAACTAATGCAAAAGCATCCGAAACCAATGCGGCAAAATCTGCTGCAGATGCCAAGGGCAGCGCAGACAGGGCACAGGGAATCGAAAACGAGATTAACAAGAAACTCACAATGACAGAGTTTGATGTGAATGAGGATGGAGAGTTGATTTACACGGACAATTCTGCTTATAACTTTGTCGTTGACAATGACGGAAATTTAAACTGGGAGGTGGCTTAAATGGCTATAGCAGGAAGAGTGGCAATTGTGCCAAAGAATGACTATGACGCATCCTTGACTTACAAGCGGTTAGATGCAGTAATGCATAACAACACGCTTTACATTGCGAAAAAGGATGTTCCGGCAGGGAAAGTGCCGGGAGCAGATACAAAAGGCTACTGGATGAGCGGACCATCCGCAGGAGCAAGCGCACCAGCGACAACCACATCTAACGGTCTAATGTCCGCAACCGACAAAAAAGCAATTGAGGTTTTGAAAAAACCGCTGGCTACTTGTGCGACCGGTCGAGCTACGGCGGCTAAAGCTGCAACGTTAGCGAATTTTACATTACAGGTCGGTGCAACGATTGCAGTTAAGTTTACAAATACTGCGGGCACAGCAAATCCAGCATCGGGCAATCTTACACTTAATGTAAATGGAACGGGTGCAAAAACAATTGGATACTTTCGTAACGGAAATAAATCCGCCTTGACATACGCAAGCGGAGGTTTTTTCTGTAATAATGCAACACATATATTTACTTACGATGGTGTTTATTGGTTGTGCATGGACTGGAACACTGATAACGACACGACATATTCTAATTTTGTAAAATCAGGTGCTGGTGCGAAAGCCGGTCTAGTTCCTGCACCATCGACTACAGCAGGAACGAGTAAATATCTAAGAGAAGATGGCACATGGCAAACGCCACCGGACACGAAAACAAGTGTAGTGAATAATCAGACGACCACGGTTGCCGGATATGCCCTGGATGCAAGGCAGGCAAACCCTAATCTGGATGGTACGCTTGCAAAGCAGATAAGTGATTTAAACGGCAGTTTAGAGAATCTAAATAATTTTACAGACATTCCAAGCAATTCTGATTTAAACGACATTAAATTTTTCAATGTTGGCAAATATTGTTGCTCGTTTAATGCTGTTGCAGAAACAGTTTTAAATTCGCCATTTGCCACTGCATTTACTATGGAAGTATTTTATTCTTCAGGAATAAATCAATACATCGCTCAAAAAGCCATAGAATTTGCGAGCGGGCATTGCAAATGGAGAATGAGAGTAACAGCAACTGGTGAGATACAAGATTGGGTGCAACTTTATTAGTTCTATTTATCATACATGTAGCAAAAGCTATGGTCTATTCTCGAAATACTGCTGTTAGCTTCATCTCTGAAATACACTATAAGCTCCCCATTATAATTTAAAACGCATGGTATATTGTTACCGTTAATTGCTGGCAATGACAGATACAATGTTTGTGCTGGCCTCGGCAATCCTTTTAAAAAGACTTTACCGTTTTTTATATCTGTTGGGGTTATTTCCATAATTACCTGTGCCATAAGCCCATCGCAGATATATGATGCAACACCAGTAGCATTTACTAAAGTACATGCTTTTTCACCTTGACGTTCTAAACTGCCGAAGAAAATATATCGAACAAACATCCGAACGTAACTTATAAACCATTTTTTATCATAGAAAGGAATAAAAAATTATGGACAAAATTATCCTTAAAAACAAAACAGAGTTCGAGATTGCCGATGGAGCAAGTCTCGGCAATATTCAGATCAAGTCAGAGAATTTCGATGCCATCAAAACAATCACAGATGCTTTCACAGAGGACAACCTGCAGGAAGTTACATTTACACACAACGATGCAGTGTCGGGGAAATACACCGATCTGAAATCCGACGGGTTTACATACACCCAGAATACGGACGCAGACGGGAAGGAGGATGGAACCTACACAGTTACAATCCGTCTTAGAACCAAAACCGACATTGAAAAGCGTCTGGACGCATTGGAAGCAGGACAAGCATCTTTGCAAGAGGGGCACGAATCTAATGCCGGAGCAATCGAGGAACTTGCAGACATGGTAGCAGGAAGTGAGGTGTAAGATATGGTTAAATTCTATGTAAGACGTATTCTGGTAGACAAGAAAATGACGATTGATGAAGTGCCAATGCGTTGGCGCGCAAAAGTGCAAGAAGAGATTGAGAAACAGCTTTCCGCTTCTCTGCAATGACATTTTCTGTCGAAACTTGCGAACGAAAAATGTTGAAATAATGCATATTACAGTGATACTATGGACTTGTCCGAAAGGACACTTCAAGTTCTGGCATGGGTGGGGTTTGGCATGGCTCCGCCCATAATTGGGGATTGACTATGCAGAACATACGTTCTATAATATCTGTATCGCTACATAGGGCACATGATTGGGGGTTTTGAAGTTGGGAGAAGAGTACTACAAAAATGAAATCATTAAACTTATTGAAAAATGCGAAAATTTGCATTGGTTAAAAACCATATATGCATACATAAGCAACTTATTAAAATAGGAAAAGAGCCAAGGGTCTGCGCATTGCCCTTGGCTCTTTTTTACTTTTTGTCTGAAATCATATCTACTAAATTTTCTAAGGCTGTCCAATCGCTTTCGCTTAATTTGCACAGTGCAGAAACAAGTCGATACTTAAAGTTTTCATCACCTAATCTTTGGATTTCTCCAAGCATTGCTGAAATCTGTTCGTCTTTTGATAACTCAACAAACATTTCTCCGTTTCCGGTGCGAAGCCAATCTTCATTGACATTAAACTCTTGACAAATCAATTTAACAGTTTGTTCTGATGGAGAATTTTCTCCGCTTTCCATTTTGCATACAGCAGATCGTGAGACTAAAATTTTTTCTGCAAATTCGGTTTGACTTAATTTTGTCGATAACCGAACTTGCTTTATTCTCTCATTCATCCTTTACCCTCCTTTCACAATTATATTAACATTAAATGTTCATTAAGTCAACAAAAACTATTGACAATGTATATTTAATGTGCTATTGTATGTACATCAAATGAACAGGAAAGAGGTGAGAACATGAAGAAAATGACGTTCAGACAAAAGCGCGACTTACTTGATAAGTTTGAGCCGTTCATTATTGGAGGAGTCCAATTCATAAGCGCATTGGCTGGAGCTGCTGTCGGAATAGCTATCTGCTACTTTTTCTAAATGATATGTGGAGGTTGCTGTGATTATGGCAACGACAAATGGGATAAGGATATTTCTCAAAAATGAAAGGAAGTGATTGTATGAGCGAAAAGGAAAAGCGAGTTGTCGAAAAACTTCGTGATGCCATTCCGAATATGACAGATTTTCAGAAAGGATATGTTCTTGGAATGGTAGAGAGTTCTGCTTCAAAGCATAGTGAGCAGGAAGAAGAAAATAATGAAAGGAGCAAATATGGAACACAAACCACAAAAAATTGAAATCAAGCCGAGAAAAGAGGGCGAGCCACCGTCAAGCATTCATCTTTTTGTAGATGGACATGAAATCAAAGGAATTAGAAAACTTGATTTTTCTGTAGAGCCAAACGGTCTTCCACATTTGGTGCTTGATTTACAGGCATTTAATTTGACTGTTGATGCCGTTTGCTTGATATATCAGGAAAAAATCGGGGCAATCAATCTACAGATTGCGGACGAAGAAATTCCCCGAACGTGAGATTTTAAGTCCGGGGAATAATGGTTACATCTTTTCGCCAACAAAAATATTGTTTGATGAAAGGACAGAGCAACTTGATTGACTGCAAATATTGCCGTCACGCTTGTATTTGCAATCGTAAGTACCACAGTATTCTTCTGATGATTCAGTAGTTTTGCTTTCGATAACATTTACCTTAACTTGATAATCAGAACGCTGTTGCTCACAATAACCATTTATGATTCTTTGTTTCAAAAGATTTTCACCTCCCTTATTTGATGATAAGGGAATTATACCACAGAAAGGAGAGTTATGAACGAATTACAGATTTTTAATTCGGAAGAGTTTGGAGAGATTCGGACAATTACTAAAGATAATGAGCCTTGGTTTGTCGCAAGTGACATATGCAGGCCGTTAGATTTGTCAAACCCAACAATGGCTATGCAAAGAATTGACGATGATGAAAAGGCTAAATTTAATTTAGGGTTATCTGGTGGAGAGACAAACTGTGTAAACGAATACGGTCTTTACTCATTGGTGCTTGCAAGCAGAAAAAGAGAAGCCAAGGATTTCAAAAGATGGATTACGCATGAAGTCCTTCCGTCAATCCGTAAGAATGGCGGTTACATAGCAGGACAGGAAACCTTATCTGATGAAGAGTTGCTGTCCAAGGCACTTATGGTAGCACAACGAAAGATTGACGAAAAGAACAACATTATTGCCATGCAGGACTCACGAATCCAAGGAATGATACCTAAAGAGATTTTCGCTGATGCGGTATCAGCAAGCCATACATCAATACTCATTGGAGATTTAGCAAAGCTGATTTGTCAGAACGGTGTGCAGATAGGACAGAAGCGATTGTTTGAGTGGTTACGAGAGAATAACTTCCTTATTAAAAGCGGTACTTCTAGGAACATGCCAAAACAGAGATATGTGGAGCAGGGATTGTTCGAGGTTAAGGAAAGCAACATTCAGAATCCGGACGGTTCCGTAAGAATCACAAAGACAACGAAAGTTACCGGAAAAGGACAAGTTTACTTTGTAAACAAGTTTCTGAAAGGAGCATGAATGAAAAAAGTAATCCAATTCATCATAGGTGCGGTTGCAATGGAGTATTCCTTGGTTGCCGCGTGCTATATGGATAGCGAGGGCGCGTCCGGGGATATGTCGGCTATTAAATTTGTAGCCGGGGCAGTAATTGCGGCAATCATGTATTATTGGTCGGAAGTAGACCGAAAGAGAGCCGAACTTGACAAGCGAATTAAGAGAAAACGCAGAATGAGAGAGGATGCATGGTAGACGTTGTGTATATAAGTGGCACGAGATGTTCCACGAAAGAAAAGCGTATGCTTGCTGAACTTTTGGCAGGGAAACGAAAGAAACAGAATGATAAAGAAAATTTTGAAAAGGTTCTTGACAGAGAAATGGAGAGGAGAAGCAATGGAGAACAGAATAACACTGATAGGCGATGTTGTATCAGCACCAAGGGAAAGTCATAAATCAAGCGGTAAGATTTTTTATAAATTTTTCATCGGAGTTGAAAGAAGAAGCGGTGTTGCAGATATACTTCCGGTACTTTTCGATGAAAAAATCAGCGATACGGGAATTAGCGGAACGGTATGCGTCAGTGGGAAGATAATTACCCGACACGTAAAAACAGGGTCTGGAGAAGCCATTCTTATGTATGTTATGGCTGATGCAATCACAAAGCCAGAGGATGATAGTCCTTTGAATGAAGTAAGCCTTGATGGGATTATCGAGGAAAAGCAACTTAGGGAAACACCGCTTGGTCGTAAAATCTGTGATGTGAAACTCAAAAACATAAGAGAAAATGGAAAAGAGGATTTGATTACTTGCATCGTATGGGGAAAGTGTGCGGAGTATACGGACTCACTTGCTTTAGGCGATAGGGTAAGCACATACGGAAGATTGCAGAGCCGGAGATATAAGAAAACGTGTAAAGATGGTCGCGTTGTGGAAAAAGTTACATATGAGTTATCAATAAAAGGAATCGTTGGGGTGTAACATGGGGAAGAAAAATTATGTTTATGTTCCAAAAGAAGAGTATGAAGAACTGATTGAGTGCAAGTTACATATCAACATGTTACACAGATACATTACAAAAGAACATGAGGATAATATCAGATTGCGCGGATGCAAACAGGACACAACAGATATGCTGACAATCGAAACTTTGAGCGGATACATGGAGAACGAAAAGCATTTCGATAGACTGGAAAGAGAATTTAAAGAAAGGGTGAGACAAAAATGCGAATGATTTTGAAATCGTTACATATGGAGAATTTCAAAGGTGTAAAGGATAAGACATACGAATTCGGAAAGACAACAAGGGTTTCCGGCATGAACCGGAGAGGAAAGACCACAATCGGGACGGCATGGTACTGGCTGATTTCTGATAAGAACTATGAACTTACAAGCAACCCGAACATCAAACCGGACAATGTAGAAGATTGCATTCCAACCGTTACTGCAGATGTTGATGTGGACGGAAAAGAGATTACTCTTTCCAAGATGCAGAAGCGAAAAGTCGGAAAGCCGGATAAAAATGGGGTTTCGAAAATTACAATCACAAATACATATGAGATCAATTCTGTGCCTAAGACAGAACGTGATTTTAAGGCATATCTGGAAGAATTAGGGTTTGAGTTTGATAAATTCCTCATTTGTTCGCACCCGAATGTGTTCACTAAGGATTTGTCATTGAAGAAAAAACAGGATGAAATGCGCAAATATTTATTCACTATGGCAAGCGAAAAAACAGATTTAGAGATTGCACAAATGAATAAAGAAACTGCCGATGCTGCAAAACTACTTGAATCTTATAAATTCGAGGAAATTGAAGCCATGAATAACGCTTCCAAGAAAAAGGCGGTTGAGCAGTTAGACGCTATTCCAAATCAGATCATCGGGCTGGAGAAAGCAAAGGTTGATGTAGATGTGGCAGAACAGGAGTTATTGAAAGCCGATTTGGAGAGAAAGATTGAAGCACTTGAAGATTTAATGGAGAAATCTGATGTGCGGATTGATGAAATGCGCAGCGAAGAAATGCATTGTCAGTTTGAAATGTCAGCTATCGCGCAGACCATGAATAACGAGCTTTCAAGCCAAAAACGTGAGATTGAAAATCAAAAATACGACCACGAACGGAAGTTAGAGGATGTTCGTTCATCTATCAGAAAAGAGCAGGATTCTATTGAGAGAAATAGAAAAACTATTTCCGAACAGAGCATTAAGAGAGCCGATCTTGCAAAAAAATACAACGATGAAATCGCAAAGAAGTTTGATGATTCCAAGTGGGTATTTGACGAATCCACAACGGTTTGTTCGTTATGCGGACAAAGATTGCCGGAAGATAAAATAGAGTCTTTAAGAGCCGATTTTTCGCAGAGAAAGGCAGATGCAATCGAAATATTTAATGAAGAACACGCGAAAACACTTGCCATGATTGTTGATGATGGAAATGCGTGTGCTGAAATGATTAAGAATCTGACCGAGAATAACAAGGAATTAGAAAACACAATTAACACCTTGAAACTGCATGAAGCGGAAGAAATTGATATTATCAAGGGATTTGACGAACAGATTTCTAAGATTCCATCTTGCGCTGATTGTACGCAGAATGCGGAATATGCCAAGTTAAAGGCTAAACAGGATAAATTGCTTGCTGATATTGCAGAGTTAGAATCCAAGGGCACAGATAAGGCGGCTGATTACGCAAAAGCTGATATTACAAAATTAAAGAGCCAGCTTGATGAAGTAAATAAGATTATTGCACAGGCTGAAAACAATGTTCGCATTGATGAACAGATTGCAGATATGCAACATAAACAGAGCGAGTATGGGCAAGCAAAGGCAGATGCCGAGAAGATTCTTTATCAGCTCAAAGAAGTTTCAAAACGAAAGAATAAGTTACTTGTTGAGGAAATCAATCAGCATTTCGGTATTGTACGTTGGAAGTTGTTCGATTTCCAGAAAAACGGAGAATATAAGGAAGTTTGTATTCCTACGGTGCTTGATGAAGAAGCTGGCATTTACAAGGTGTTCGGTGACACGACTAACACTGGCAGGGAAATTGAAGCGAAGATTGATATTTGCAACAGTTTTCAGAATTTCTTTAATATGTATGTTCCGATTTTCCTTGATGGTGCAGAAAGTATCAATGATGAATATGTACCGGCTGTTGATACACAGTTAATTCTTCTGACAGTATCAGAGGATAAGCAGTTGAAAGTGGAGGGTGTGTAAATGAAAGAAGAATTATTGAAAATAGCATCGGAAAGTTTATCTTCGGATGAAGTAAGTGAAATTGTCAAAGAAAAATTTATGAATGCATTGGTGGGAGCAATCGAAGATGCTTTTCGTTGGGGAGATGCAAAGCATGCCATTGAGGAAAAGGTAAAAGAAGTCATGGTTCCATACATTGAGAGTTATGATTTTTCAGAGTATCTTCCCAAACTTGATTCTGTTTTAACAGAGATTGTTAATTCGGATTTCTGTATTGGAAATAAAAAGATTCTGGAGAATTTTAAAGACCTTATGGTGGAGCCGGAGCAGAAAGAAATCAAACTTACGGATTTGTTCAAGGCATGGATTAAACAATGCGAAAGGGATATTGACACAGAAGATTTAGACATTGATTACGATGATGGCGTTTCTTATCAATCCGTGGAATGTGAAATGCGGTTTGAGCTGGAAGATAAGCCATCATGGAGCAGTGTGCAAAGAGCAGTTATCACATTTGAAAATGAGCATGATGAAAAACTGAATGTTGAAATTCCTGTGTCAAAGCGGATATGGGGCAACGGAAAAGAAGAACCATATACACTTTCTTCCTATAAGGATTTGACGATTTCGTCACTTAGAAACTTGAGTGAATTTGAGGTGCTACTCTTGAGATTATCCAGAGCTGGAACGGCTATCGTTATTGATAAGGAATATGATGACAGTTATATTCAACCGGAAAAAGAACCGGAAGCGGATTTTCACTAAGAAAGCGGGGATATTGAATGTCGAGAATAGGAATCGGAAACAACATCACGCAGCCGGATGCAAGGTGTATGTCGTGCAAGCGTTGGAAGAGCGCAAGCAAGAAAGGATTCTTTGATTTTGCGGAATCCGGACATTGTCCTCTTCCGTATTGCGAGAAAGATATGAGAAATAAAGGAAAGAGAGGGTTTAGAAGATGAAACAACAGATTACAGAGGAAATGAAAATCCAGAATGAATGGTACAAAGAAGCGAAAAAACAGACTGTGGAAACGCTTCCGGAATTTGTAAGGCATTTAACAGAAGACTATTCGCATGATTATGGAACTATTTGCCACGCAGTTGCGGCAGCAGGAATAGCAGCCATGTGCGCGGTTGACAATTCTCCGACAGGTGGAATTACCGGATTTCAAGCCGGATGTATTATGTGGCAGGTTATTAGAGAATGGAATTTTCAGAACAATAAGACAGGGTTGAAAATTCTTGATTATGACAATCTTCTTTATCCGCAGTATAAAGCTTCTTTTATATCTATAAGTAGTAAAATTTGGGAATCTGTCAAGAAAGAAGCTCAAAACAAAATTAACCAGAATAACGATAAAGTGGAAAAATGGAAGGTTGCTCATGATAAATGGGTTATTGATATGGAGAAGTTTAAAGTGGATGTTGTGGAATGGCAGAAACAGCATCCGGAATACCCGACATATGAGGACAATCCAAAATTCTATGAGCATCTTGGCTTTGGAACCGAGAAGGAATGGGATGAGGAAAATAAGAAACAGGAGAGCGGATTTATGTTTGCTCCAATGGAACCATGCAATCCAAGTGCTAATCCAAATGTTATTGCACATTGGGAATCTATTGTTAATGGAAATGTTCCATTTGGTTTGAAAATTAAGGAGGAATGATAAGTGCAGTATATCAAAGCAAAATTTCCAAACAGCACAAGAAGCTATACATACCGCACCGAGGATTCTGTAAAAGCCGGTGACATGGTTGTAAATGACAAGGGTGCAAAGCTGACTGTTACGGATGAAACCGTGGATATGAAGTGGGTGGAAACCTACGGTGCTGATAAGGTGGCGGTTGTGAAGAAATATGAGGAAAGCGAGGAAAAATAAATGTTGATTTCAAACTAATCTGAGAAAGGAGAACTATATATGTATTTAACGGTAAAAGATGTAAAAGAAATCTTGGATGGGATGCGTAATGATGCGTTGGTTATGACCGACAAAGAGTTTGAAGGACATGCTGCACATAAACTTACTGCGTATGAAAGTCCAAGTGGAGATAAGAAAGATTGGGATTTTGTGATTTTAACATGGGAGAAATAGAAAGGAGATAAAATGAAATTCAATTTTATAGATTGTATAGAATTTGAGATTGATTGGAAAGCCGTAGCTGCGATTGCAGCATGTGTCTTGGTTATGCAATTATAACAGGCATTTAATGAGATTTAGGAAAGCGAGGAAAAGCAATTATGGCAGAAACAAAGAAACAGGAAGTTGCAGTTAAGCAGGAAATGAATACAAGGCTTTCGTTCTACGCAAACCAGTATACCGGACTTATGGAGCGAGATTTCGAGGAACATGGTCTTGTATTTGATGATTATTCAAAACAGTGTGTTATGGCATCAATGAGTGCGATTTACAACCTTGTTACATCAAATAAGGCAGCTATGGAAAATCTGAATGGTTCTAATTTGCGGCAGGTTATCGGGCAGGTCTCCAGCCTTAAACTTAATGCAAATGCAGTACCGAGAGAGTGTTATTTCCAGTTGAGAAATAAGCAGGATGCCAATGGAAATTGGTATAAAGAGGTTGAAATGGGTATTGAGGGAGACGGAAACGATGCACTTCTCCGTAATTTCGGTGTTGGTGTTAAAAAGGTCTATCCGGTATGGCTTGTGAAAGAAGGGGATGAATTTACATATCCGAAGCACAGAGGTGTTGAAGTTACGCCGCCGGAGTGGGAAGAAAAAGGATTGTCGCAGAAAGTAATCCGTGTAGTTTATCCAGTCGAGATGGACGGTGGAAAGATTGAATACATGATTGCGGAACGTGAAGGCGTGAAAGGAAACCTTTTGGCTCATGTGCGCAACAATCTTTTGAATGAAACGTTTGGAATTTGCGAGAATAAGCGCAAGGCAACCGACAAGCAAAAGGCTGAAATTAAGGCTAAAAAGGACGAGATTATCAGTGCACTTCTCGGATGCAAGACATTGGAAGAAATGCTTGCTTGTGAAGTGGCAAGACCTTATATGAGCGCGGCGTGGAGAGAAACTTCCGAAGCTATGATTATTCGCAAGATGCGTAATAATGCAATCAAGAAGCATCCGAAAGACCTTAACGCTATGGCTACACAGTCACTTATGCAGATGGATGAAACTTATCAGCAGACGCAGGAAGAAATTGCCGAGAACGCCAATTCAGAGGATTTTGTTGTAGATGCGGAAGCAAAAGAAGTTGAAAGCGCAGCAGTCGAAGCGGAAGTTGTTGAATCGGCAGAGAATGACGAGAATTTGCCGGACTTTATGAAAGATTAGGAGGCTGCCATGAGAGTTATATCGCAGGACGGAACAATGGATGTACCATATGAAGAGGTGATTATTCAGAGATTCAGGTCAAGAATTTATTTCCTGAACAAAAACTTAATAGGTGTTGAGTCGCTTAATGAAGACATGCAAATTGCTGAATATTCCACCAAAGAAAAAGCGAAGAAAGCCATGGAAATGCTTAGAGATGCATATGCAGGCAAATTTATCACAAATGCGGATATTCCAGATGATTTCAATGAAACGCTAAAGGCTGCTATGAAAGGCGGCTTTGGAACTGTGGTAGTTAAGGATACTTGCGAACGTGTGGAATTTAACAATCTGAATGGATATTTCCACTTTCCGGCAGAGGAAGAATTGGAGTAGCCTATGAAATTAAAAGTCTTAGGTTCCGGTTCATCCGGTAACTCATACGCCTTAATTGCCGACAATGGAGAAATCCTTGCAATCGAAGCTGGATGCAAATTTCTTGATTTTAAGAAGATGATTGATTGGAAAATAGCAAATGTTGTCGGTTGCATTGTGAGCCACGAACATGGAGACCATGCACGATACATAAAAGATTTTATGAAATCCGGCATTCCGGTTTATACGGCATTTGAAACGCAGACGGCACTTGAAACCATTACAGGAGAGCGTACAATAGCCATTCCGCCACGCAGAACACGGCAAATCGGCAGTTTTACGGTTACTCCCTTTAATGTACCGCATGATACAGAAATAGAGTGCTACGGCTATTTAATTGAGCATGAGGAAATGGGTAAGCTTTTATTCTTGACCGACTTGGAATATTGCAAGTATGATTTTTCCGGTACGAAAGTTGAGCAGATTATGGTTGAAGCCAACTATAGCATGGACTTGGTAGACCGGAACGAGCCAAATTACGAACACCGTTTGCGAGGCCATATGAGCCTTGATACGGCACTTGAATTTATTCAGACGAACGACAACCCGGCTTTACGAAATGTCGTTTTAATACACTTATCGGACACAAGCGGAGATCCCGCGTTATTCCTACAACGAACGAAAGAAACAATTAAATATGGAGCAAATGTTTATGTTGCAGAAAAGGGCTTAGAGGTTGATATGAACCTTTGTCCGTTCTGAAAGGAGAAAGCATGAAAAAAGGAACAAAGTGCAGAGTTATTAGTGATAGTCATGGTTTTTTTAAAACGGGAGAAATCGTTGTTGCATTAGAAACCGATGATGTGCCATATTGCGCAAAAGAATCGGCATATTCTCCGGAAAAAACACATATCAGTTATGAATCAAGCGAGTACAACCCTTTAAAGGAGAGTGAACTTGAAGTGATTGAAGAATAAATCGGTTGAAACACCGGCTGAAAAGCGAAAGAAACCATTCTAACGCATGGCGAATAATAGTTATCACAAGCTTATTGAAAGCCATGTTTTGGCGGTGCGTTTACCGTACCGCCCTTACAAAAGATTGGAGGTAAAAATTGAAAATATGTGAATACTGTATGGCTGAATTTGAGCCGAAGCGACCAGATCAAAAATACTGCAGACCCAAATGTGCAAAAAGATACGCACAGTTTAAGAATTTTAAAAAGGCTGGAAGAATTGTGTATACAAGAATATGCCCGAAATGTGGCAGGATGTTTATGACGACAGATGAACGCAAAGTTGATTGCCAAGACTGCATCAGCAATGAAGTTAAAGAACGATTGAAAAAACCAAAGAAAAAGGATGATGCAATCAAGGCTGTGAATCATATGGCACGCGCCTCCGGAATGAGCTACGGAAAGTTTGTGGCTCAAATGAGCATGAAGCCATTGGAGAGGAAGTGATTGGATGGGATATAAACACGGATTATCAAATAAATGCGGTAGATTATATCCTCTGTGGAAAAGTATTAAATATCGTTGCTATTGCAAAACTTCTCGCGACTATAAAAATTACGGTGGAAGAGGGATTGCAATGTGTGATGAATGGAAGAATGATTTTCTAAGTTTCCACGATTGGGCAATCGCAAACGGGTATAAAGAGGAAAAGACGGATAAGGGATTGAACATTTTAACCATTGACAGAATTGATGTTAATGGGAATTACGAGCCTAGCAATTGCAGGTTTGTAACAAATGCAGAACAAGCTAAAAACAAAAGAAATAGCATTCCTTTAGAGGAAAAATTTTTAAAATGTCCTGTTTGCGGAAAGCAATTTGTGAAAAAGCAGAGAAATGGGCAAAAAACATGTAGCAATCGCTGCGGAAGGATTCTTTATTGCAGAGAGCATCCAAACACAAAAGACTATATGAAAATATGTCCTATTTGCAATAAATCATTTAACGCCAAAAGAGGTGGTCATTACAATGACGCGGTTTATTGCAGTAAAAAATGTAAAGATTTATCGGGTTCGCCTGTTTGGGAGCACAACGGACAAACCCATAGGGTTGTTGAGTGGGCTGAAATAGTAGGTATAAATGCACATTGCTTATTACATAGAAAGGATATGGGTTGGACTATCGAAGAGATATTAACAACGCCATTGAGAGGTAGAAGAAAATGCCGAATGTAAATTATAAGCAGCTATATGCAATAAAAAAGAACAACGAGAAACGGATATTAAGCATTTGTCCGGAAATGAAAAATCAGAGCGGAATTTATTTCTACACAAGGACTGATGAAAACGGTATATCTTACTTTTATATCGGTCAGAGCGTTGACTGCCTAGAGAGAAATATTTCACATTTATCCGGTTTTCAGCACATAGATCTTTCGATTAAAAAAAGAGGATTTTATAGTGAAGAAAATCCGTATGGGTGGAAATTGGATTTTATCCATTATCCGAGAGAGAAGCTTGATGAAATGGAACAATATTGGATTTTGGAATATACAAAGAAAGGTTATCAATGCCGTTACAACAAAACGGCTGGCGGTCAAGGCGCAGGAAAAGGAAAGATAAACGAATTTAAACCGGCAAAAGGATATTATGACGGCATTAAACAGGGCAAAAAGAGTCTTGCCAAGGAATTATCGCATATCGCTGAAAAGCACCTTGAAATCCGATTGAAGCCGGAGAAACAGGGTAACAAAGTTTCTGAAAAACAGTATGAGAAGTTTATGGCTTTGATTTCTGAAAATACATATGAGGAGAGTGATTAAATAAATGGCAGAAGTCAAGTGGATTAAGATCACAACAGATGTCTTTGATGATGAAAAGATTCTGCTGATTGAGAGTATGCCAAGTGCGGATAGCATCATTACGATTTGGTTCAAACTTCTTATTCTTGCCGGAAAACAGAATAACAACGGTGTGTTTATGATGAGCAACAAGTTACCGTTCACGGATGAAATGCTTGCCACCATTTTTCGCAGAGATTTAAACACGGTAAGGCTTGCGCTTAAGACCTTTGAAGAATTTGGAATGATAGAGGTTGTTGACAACGTGATAACGATTCCGAATTGGAATAAGCATCAAACGCTTGACGCTTATGAGAAGAAAAAGGAACGTGACAGGCTATATCAACAGAACCGAAGAAAGAAGCAGAAGAACCTAATTGAGCAAAAATCGACCGATAAATCGTCTGATGTCGCTGTTTCAGATAAAGAAGAAGAAAAAGAAGAAGATAAAGAGAAAGAAAATATAAAAGAAAATTCGCTGTCGACCGATTCCGGAGATTTGTTTGATTTTGACGATGCATGGAAAAAGACTTTTAGTATATACCCCAAGAAAACAGCGTACAGTACCTCTAAAACGGCTTGGATGGATAAAGTGCTAGAAGTTATCGAAGAGAACCAACCGGACATTGCACGGCTGTTATACAAAGCCACAGAGGCATATTTGAGTGACTATCAAGAAAAGAATCCAGACGATACGGATTTTCGGTACATTCCAAAATATGTTGATTGGCTGAAAAATGATTGCGACTATTGGTTGCAGATTGCAGAGAAACGAGGTGATTGCAATTGACAGAAGCAGAGTTCGGAGTGATCGGGTGCGTATTGATTGACAATGATGTGCTAAATAACATCTGGCGAACATTGAAGCCGGAAATGTTCAGTTCGGAATTTGCACAGGATACATACAAGGAAATGCTTGCCATGTATGACCGGAATGAAAGCATTGACCCAATGTCTTTATCAATGGCACTTGAGAACCACAAATACACCCAGGAACAGATTAGCGAATTGATGAAATCTTGTATTACCGGAACAATCACTTCAACTATGGTTAAAAGTTATGCCGATGCGGTTGCGAAAGAATACAAGGCAAGAATGGTTCGTGACATGTATCAGAAATCCAGCTTAAAACCATGTGACATTGATGATACAATCAGCGATCTTCTTACAAGACTTGAACATTTGCAAGAGGGGAAAGAAGTAAAGTTAAAACCAATGAAGCAGATTTCAGTTGAGAATAAAGACAAATATTTCAACGAAAGCGTTGGAGAGGGTGGTATAAAAATCGGGTTATCGCAACTTGATGATGCGCTTGGAGATCTTGAACGAGGTGACGTAACAGTAATTGCTGCAAGACCGGCAGTTGGAAAATCCGCACTCACAACACAAATCATTGGGAATATGGCAAAAAAGGGACTTAAAGTCGCATATTTCAATTTGGAGATGAGCGATAAACAGGTGTATGAGCGATTTATTTCAAGACTTGCGGAAATCGGCTTAACGAGAATCAGAAGGGCAAAAGCATTTCTTGGTGATGAACAGGAAAAATTTAACCAAGCAAATGAGGAAATGAGTGATTATCAATTATGGATTGCATCCGGTACCGTATCTCCGAGGGAAATAAAGTCGGAATGCAGACACCAAAACTTTGACGTTATCGTTGTTGACTATCTGCAATTGCTTATGCCGGATAACAGATATTCCGGAAGAAATGAAGAAGTAGCATCAATTTCAAGAGGTTTAAAATCGGTTGCAAGAGACTTAAATACACATGTAATAGCACTTTCGCAGATAACAAGGGCTTCCGAAAGCAGAGACACAAAAGAACCTACCATGGCAGAATTGAGGGAATCCGGGGCAATCGAACAGGATGCGTCAAACATAATCATGCTGTGGAATCTGTCAGACAATGACAAGGGAGCCAAGGGCGCAAAAATCGAGAAGAACAGACAGGGAATGACAATGCGTGAAGCAATGGAGTTTGATGGGGATCACATGAAGTTTGTTGAAATCGAAAAACCGTTTGATGATGTTGTTGCGGAAATAAAAAAGAAAGAACGTGGGGACGGATTCAAACCATACAATGGCGATTGTCCGTTTTAGAGGTAGCGGATATGGCAAGTGCAAAGATCGAAAAAGGTTCGGAAGAATGGCAAGTATTTATGGATTATTGGCAATTCATTCAGAAATACTATTCACCGGACAGCACTGATTCTTGGTGGGACGAAGTTGTAAAAGCCGGAGAATCATTGATAGACAAATACAAAGGAATGGAGATTGAAGAACGTGCAAGACAGCTTGTATTGAGTCACTTTGCATGGTTGGAAATCACATACAGAAAGGAGAAGTCAAAGAAATGAGCAATGCGTTGAGACGGAATAAAAAGCCAACATTTTACACAAAACAGGAAATGCGGATTATCGGGCGAAATGATTTTGAAAAGAGAAATGCGGATAAGGTTATATCAAAATCATACAAAGATTTTGTCGTGATTGGGTATATCATTCTGCATGACAAATTCGGTTTCGGACAGACAAGAATCATCCGGTTGCAGGATTTTTTGAAATCTTACTTAGATGAAGCAGCATCTGGTGGAAATACTGGAAAGGACTTGTCTGTTTATCTGAAAAGTAAATACGTAATCGACATCAAAGAGGAAGTCGGAAAAATTCCACAGAGACAGTTAATGAACCTGTATGCAAAGAAAGGTTTCTGCATCGAGCGTGAAGCATACAGGCTTTCCAGTGCATCTTTGTTTAACTATTTTGCACTGACACTTACGATTCTGAAAAAGGAGTTTAAGATAACAGCGAAACAGTTGCAGTATTTCACGGACAAATTTATTGACTACATTGATACACTGTCTAATTACAAGCAGTTTCAGTTGACGGTCCCGATGATAGCACAAAGTTTGGCGGATGAGATTAAGTTTGTGTGTGATTTGGAGGTTTAATATGACGAATAAAGAAAAATATGCGGATAAAATCATTGATATTACAGTAAGTAAACTTGCACTCAAAGATGGCGAGCCTGTTCCATGCGCAGAGATGAGATGTTCAGAGTGCGGATTCTATATTTCTAATTATTCATGTAAACATAAAATGCTGGAATGGTTAGATTCAGAATATGTTGAGCCGCCTGTTGATTGGAGTAAGGTTGCAGTCGATACGCCGATTTTGGTAAGAGATAGCGAAGAAGAAGCGTGGAGAAAAAGACATTTTGCAAAATACGAGAACGGAATAGTGTACGCATGGGGATACGGAGCAGCATCTTGGAGTGCATACGGGAGTGACAATATAATCGATTGGGAAATGGCAAAGCTAGCAGAAAGAGAGGATGTGTAGAAATGGGAGTTTTGCTTGCGTTATCAACCATATTTATATGGGGTCGGCTGGTTAATATTGATGACGACCTAAAAGATATCAGCCGAGAACTGAAAAAGATGAACGAAAGAAAAAATGATGGAAGATAGATATTTATTCCGCGGAAAGCGGATTGATAATGGCGAATGGGTGGAAGGATATCTGTCATACCCATTTTGCACGAAAAAAGGCAACGAAAGTTATTATTTCTACGCAAAGGATAGTTTGGGTTTCTTCTGTCGTTGTGTTGTAGATGCATCTACTATCTGCCAATGTACCGGCTTAAAAGACAAGAACGGCAAGCTGATTTGGGAGAATGATATTGTAAAAATAAATAATAGCAAGGTGAATACGGTTATAACATTTAGAGATTTTGAAATTATATGTACAATTCCTAACGAAAAATATTATAAGCATAGGCTTGAATATGATACCGAATATGAAGTTATCGGCAACAAATTCGACAACCCGGAATTGTTGGAAAGTGAGGAATAATATGAAGGAGAGTGAAGCAATTAAAGAATTTCAGCAGAATATTGATATGCCATTTGGAAGTAACATATCAAGAGAAGCGTCTAAACTTGCAATACAGGCACTTGAAAAACAAATTCCGAAGAATCCTTATCACATATCACAAGTAGACGATAATGATAATGCAAATGTGGAGTGTCCAGCGTGTCATGCCACAACAGATTATGCAGTCAATGCAATTAAAAGAGGGCATTGTTGGAAGTGTGGGCAGTTATTAGATTGGAGTGATGAAGAATGATGTTTCAATCGTACATAAATTTCTTTCTACTAATACTTATAGCCGTTAGGTTAGATATTCTAACAAAATTTGGAGTTAATCTTTTTTGCGTTCTGTCAGTTGTAGCGATGATTGGACATGAGATTTTTGATTATTTGAAAAAAGGAGATGGAAAGCGATGGGACTGATTGATGCAGATACACTAAAAGAATATTGCATGCGTGCGAGTAAATCTGATGATGATTTTAGGAGAGTAAGTTTGGCAACATTGGCGAGCGTGATAGATGTACAGCCGACCGCCTACGACCCGGACAAGGTTGTGGAACAGTTAAACGACAATTTCAGAGTCGTACGAACTGATGAAGATTTGGAATGGAACAGAGCAATGGACGAAGCAATTACAATCGTGAAAGGTGGCGGTGTAGAGTGACAAGCATAGAATTATGTAGAATGTGTACCGAGTATTCTGCGGACACAAGATGTGAGCATAAAAAGGATTGCAAATTGCAGAAGATTTTGACAGAAAATAAAGCGTTAAGGGCAGAAAATAAAGAACTTCGAACAAAAGCGTTTAGAAATTCATGGGAGAAATCCCCTGACATGATGGGAAGATGAGGTGGTGTAGATGCCAATTAAACCGATTTTATTCAACAAACAAATTAGTACCGAAATGGTGAGGGCGATTCTGGACGGGAGAAAGAGTTGTACTCGGCGTATATGCAAAGATGCAAATGAGTATACCGTGCCGGATATGGAATTTTACAATGCTGACAGGCGGACTTATGCAGTACATAACTTTGCTGATAAGGAGCATACGGAGCAGTTAAGCATAGCAGAAAGAACTTGTCCTATTTGTCCGGGCGATATCCTGTATGTCCGAGAAACGTGGAAAAGAGCACTGAATGGTTACTATTATTATGAAGATTGGCAAAGAGATGATATTGCCGATATTACGAAGTGGAAACCATCCATCCACATGCCGAAAGAAGCCGCACGTATCTGGCTTAAGGTTACGAATGTGAGAGTTGAGCGGTTGCAGGAGATTACGGTGGATGGATGTCACAGAGAGGGCATAAATATTGAAACAAGTGCTGTGACAGATGGAGAAACTTTAAATAGAAAACATGATTTTAGCTTAGAGAAGTTTGAAACCCTATGGGATTCAACCGTAAAGAAATCCGACATTGACCGCTACGGTTGGGATGCGAATCCTTGGGTATGGGTGATTGAATTTGAGATGTGCGAGAAACCGGAAGGAGTGTGAGGTATGAGTAAGAGCAGAGCTGGTAAAATGAACGGCTATCGTAGCATGGTAAGCCGTCAGAAAAATGATGTTTTTAAGTTTAAGTCTAAGAAGAAAAAGAAAGGGTGATTCAGAATGAATTTGCTTGAACACTATGTAACAAACATAACTCACGAAGAACCAATCGAAAAGAACGGAATGTTATTTTTCAAGGTTGTATGTGATGTTGATTGCTATGGTAACAAAGAGATTCAGAAAGAAGTTTTGCTTTCAGAAGATGATTATGCAGAAGCTAAAAGTAAGGGCTATTATTTAGCCTAAAAAGAAAGGGTGATGTAGAATGAAGATTTTAAGTAAGAAAAAATATAATCAGTTACTTCAAGAAGTATCTAACAAAGACAATAAAATTTCTGAACTTACTGTAGAAAATGCAATGCTAAAAGAAGAGCTTGAAGATAAAAAGACAAGTTGCAAGGCAAATGTTGGCAAAGAATTTTGTAATGTTTGCAAAAATTCTTACAGTTATAGGAAAAATAGTGGGCTTGTTGCCATTAACTATGTAGGTTGCTTGCTTGATGTACCTTGTGAGGATTTTAAGAAAAAAGAAGATAACTAACTAAAAATCAAAGAAAGGAATAGGTTGTGCGCACATAAAACCGAGGTTTCCTTTTGGTAGATTTTATGAATTTTGAAAATTATTCTTGTGATAATCAAATGAGCATATTTGACTTCACAAGAGAACCAATTAGCATAACAAAGCCTATTCGTTTAATAGAACTTTTCGCCGGCTACGGAAGTCAGGCAATGGCACTAAAGAGAATAGGTGCTAAGTTTGAACATTACAGAGTTGTTGAGTTTGATAAGTATGCCATAGCAAGCTATAACGCAGTACATGGTACGGATTTCCCCACAATGGACATAACAAAGGTTCATGCAGAAGATTTGAATATTTGCGGCACAGAAACCTTTACTTACCTACTTACTTACTCGTTTCCTTGCACAGATTTATCAGTTGCCGGGAAACAAGCTGGAATGTCTAAGGGAAGCGGTACGAGAAGCGGTCTGTTGTGGGAAGTTGAGAGAATACTAACAGAAATTAGAGATAGTAACGGAGAATTACCACAGATTTTGTTCATGGAGAACGTTCCACAAGTACATAGCCAGGATAATATGCCCGATTTTATAAAGTGGCTAGACTTTCTCGAAAGTCTGGGTTACACAAATTACTATCAAGATTTAAACGCTAAAAATTATGGTGTAGCACAAAAGCGTGAAAGATGTTTTATGTTTTCGTTCCTGGATGAATGCAATTATAATTTTCCACAGCCTATACAACTTACAAAAAGAATACGTGATTATCAAGAAAAGGTAGTTGATAACAAATTCTATGCAAGTGATAATGCATTGAAAGGATTTGCGGAACACGCAAAAAAGCAGAAAGAGAAAGGAAATTGTTTTCATGCAGTTATTAAAGATGTTGATGACATATCACCTACAATAACAGCCAGATATTGCAAAGATGGTTCTGATTGTCTTATAAAAGTTGCCGGAAGAATACGAAAGCTAACACCGAGAGAGTGTGGACGGCTGATGGGTGTATCTGATGAAGATATTGACAAAATGGCGGCAGTCAACAGTAATACGCAGTTGTATAAGCAATTTGGAAACAGTATTGTTGTAGATGTTATGTGCGCTATGTTTAAAAACTTAAATATCAACCAATAAAATAAGGAGAAGTGGCTTATGAAATTTACAAAATTCATTAAGCCAGAGCTTGAACAGATCAAAGAAAATGCCAATTTCACGGAAGAAGAGGAGAGGATTTTCTCTCTTCTCTGCCGTGGTTTTTCACAAAAGCAAATATCCACAAAAGAAAATCTATCACTAAGAACGATAGAGTACAGAGTGAGAGATATAAAAGATAAAATAGAAAGAACGGGGGTATTTGATTGGATGAAAAAGAACTGTTGAAATATGCCGTTGATAGTGGTATTCTCGACATAGCACTTGTGCAGAAACAAGTCACTATGCAAAAGAGAGAAAAATTACTCAACAAAAACCCTTATAAAATCTATCAAGGAAAGGATGAGAACTGGTACTCATATCTGCCGGACGAAGTTAAAGGCAGACGTAAAATTAAGGCAAAGCGCAGAGAAGCAGTCGAGCAGAAAATCATTGATTATTGGAAAGAGAGAGAGGATGACCCTACGATAGAGGAAATCTTCAACCGTTGGATTTCACAAAAGCTGGAACTTGAAGAAATCAGCAGGGCAACCTACGACAGATACTTAATGGATTTTCAAAGATACTTTGACGGTATCAAGGATAAGAGAATCAAAAGTGTAGACGAATGTGATCTTGAAACGTTCATACGAAACAGCATCCATGACTTCAACATGACTTCCAAGGCATTCTCAAACTTCCGGACGCTGATTTATGGAATCTTTAAATATGCCAAGCGGAAGAAGTATGTCAAGTTTTCCATTACATACACGCTGAAAGACATGGATATATCGCCAAAAGCGTTTAAGCACGTAGTCCGAAAGGCAAAAGACCAAGTATATATGCCGGATGAAAAGGAACGCATGGAGATGTACCTTAGAAATCACTTAGATATCGTAAACCTTGGATTGCTATTTATGTTTAAGACAGGAGTCCGTGTCGGGGAATTGTCGGCATTAAAGCGGAAAGATGTTGAAAACTACACGGTTGCAATCAATTCTACAGAAACACGTTACCGTGATGATGATGGTTTCCATTATGAGGTCAAAGATTTTCCGAAATCAGAAGCCGGATTGCGATTTGCTATCTTGCCGGATAAGTACAAATGGATTCTTGATGAAGTACGAAAGAGAAATCCCTTTGGGGAATATCTATTCGAGAGAGACGGAGAACGGTTGAAATCCTACAACTTTCGTGAACGTTTGCGGTATATCTGTGAACATGAACTGCGAATGAAAGTGAAATCTCCGCACAAAATCCGTAAGACGTATGGAAGTATCTTGCTTGACGGAAAAGTGAAAGAGTCCACAATCCTTGATACTATGGGGCATACAGACATTAGTTGCACAAAAGATCATTATTATTTTGATCGTACCGGAATTGAGGAAAAGAGACAGGAACTCGACTTAATAGAAGCATTATGAGTCCCTAGTACTCAAAGGTACTCAAAGAAAAATTGAAAGAATGGCTATTTTAAGCCATTTCAAGACAATTACTTTAGGGTTCGATTCCCGTACGGACTGTTTTAAAAGTCGCATAAACACTGTGTTTGCGG